ATGACCAGTACGCAACTTATCTTACTCGCACTTACTTGCATCAATGAAAATAGAGAGCCGTCTCACACTGAACAATCACGTATCTATGTTTTCTATAAAACAGAGATAGATGACAAGGCTATTTCGATCAATGAGTTTATGCTCTTACTTTCTAATTCATCTTTGTACTGCCAGATAGAGCAACCCAAAAGAGCTCCAGTAATTGAGCTCATAGAAAGTTATCTAAGCAGTTCTGCTGATAAATCACACGCAAGAAAGTAGAATAATCATGCACAATCTCGCAAATCTAACTCAGTGAGTAAGAGATTTCCGCGGGGGTATGAGTACAGCAAAGAAGATTAGATGTCTTCCTCGGCTTCAATTTCGGCGTTCTTAGCCTCCTCCGCTTGCCTCTCCGCCTCCTCTTTCGCCAATCGCTCGGCTTCTGCTTGCTTGAGGTTGTAGATAGAGTTCACTGGCATTTCGACACGCATATCTATCCAGCGCGATTCAGGAACGTCACACGGCTCATAGTTTTCGTAGTAAACAGGGTTGCCGTCTTTATCTATGTACTTAATGCGCTTGTTCTGGAAGCGTTCTGGCATATCTACGTTCTGTTGGTGGAAAACAAAAACTTCAATATCACCATCAGGTCTCACCTCGTAATCAATGAGAACCATGTTTTTGCCGTTGTGGTCTTGAGGAATAACAAAGCCGTTATTGATACCCCATGCTCCATCTGCATTAAAGCCCACAACGCCTTTGATTAAGTAATGCCCTGTGCCGAGTTTTTGCATCGTCACACCTTCGGCTTCATCGTTAGTCTCGATGTGGTCAGCAAATACCTTCACAATCGGTGATGCCGCTTTCAGATTCCCATTGGCGTCTTTTGTGGTGTTGCCCGTGTTGTATTGTGAAATCCATGGCGTATTTACTGAAGTCCCCGCGCCGCTTATACTGCGATAATAGATAAGTGCTGGGCTGTTATGCACACGGTATTCTTGTAATACATTACCGCCAGCTGTTGTTGTAACTGTTAATGTTCCTGCTCGTTCAATTGGGTATTCATTTGTAACAGTTGCTAGACCTGTGTACGCCTGCATGTAATTGCCATAATTAGTTATTTTCCCAAGATTGTCATTTGCAGTTAATAATATGGGTGTTCCTACCCCAAAAGCACCAACTTTCATTAACGGAGTCCCGTTTATTAACACCCCATCCTCTATTATCTGTAAATGCGTATTAGCTCTATCGTTTCTTATTGAAAGCCTTTTATCTGTTACAGGCCCACCAAACCCAATAAAACCAGCTCTTTTCCCTACAAATTCATCTAGTTGTAAATACATGTCTCCGTCTGACGTATTGGGCGTCACTCGGAGCCCTCCGCCATTTCTTTTAACTACAAGCGCTCCCTCTATATCCCCCCCCGTCTTATCAAACTTCCCATCTAGCAGCCTGTCTCTTTCTTTTTCCGTTCTCAGTTGCATTTCAGTCCCATCGGGTAATGCAACTTTAATCACACCGGATTCAGTCATGAGTCGGTTCAGTATCGTCATTAACTGATAGCTTTCAGTGACCATCGCTGTTGATTTGTTAACACCGTCTGAGACTGAGCCAATCATAGTGATCGAAATCACATACTTCACATCGCTAAGCGTAACAGGCACAGGAAAACTTAGTGTCATCTGTGTGTCGCTTTCTACGGAGCGAATCGAATTTTGATATATCGTATTGCCCGCTTGAATGAGAATGATTTGACCAACGGAGACCTTCGTTACGTTGTTTTTCCATAGCGTGTTTTTCCCTGTGATTTTCGGGTCATTAGCTTTTGTTGAGATTGTGCCAATTTCATAAATCATAATTTTTCCTTAATTCTGGGCATAAAAAAACCGCACTAGGCGGCTTTTGTTTTGGATATGCTCATTTAATAAATAACTTCATCTGTTGATGGAAAGACAATAACTCTAGCGCGCATAATGAATCGAGTCGTTTCATTTCTAAACTGAGGAATACTTATGCCAATCGATGATTCGTCATCGCCGGAGGGTATATCGACAACAAACTCATTCAGTGCATAGAAATCATTCTCGAGTAAATACACGGGTGGCCTATTCTGCTTAATGCCATCTACATAAATGTCACACAACCCCATATTCTGACCGAGCAATGGAGCTCTATATGTCATCGCTGCTCGATTTGGCGTTTTAAAACCTGAATGCCCAGGCACCGTGTCAATTGGTGTCAATGCTCCCTGTACCCATACATGACATTTTTGAGAGCGTTTTTTAACTTTAAAAAGCTCAACAACGTGTGAGCCAAACCAACTTTTATTTATATAGATATCTTTTGTAACTGATACAATATTTCCTACCATGTTTTCAGCATAAATAGTTCCACGCACATCGCAGTTTTCAGCAATAATAGCATTGTTAAATGTTCCTTTTGTCGCATTAATCTCTCCTCTCGCTTTGATGTTTTGAAACTCTGCAAATCCATTTTTATTAATGTGCCACCCTGCCTCATCTGCTTTATAGCCGTTTGATTGAATAACACTGCCGATTTTAGCGTTGTTAATCGAGCCGTCTTCGATAAAGGTTGGACCTAAAAACACCTGATTATTTTTAATCGAAAATGGGGTAACAAGTTGGCCATTAGCGGTATTAAAAATAATAAACTCATCAGCGGCAAAAGCGATTTGAGTAACAACTTGCCCGTTTTTAACCTGAGCACTCATCATCATCTTGACATCGTAGTATTGCCCGTTGTGTAGTACGCCTGCTTTAATACTGAAATAAGCCCGAGAGTTACCCTGCTGATCTACAGATGTTTCTGCGCGTTTCTCAATCGCAGCCTTGTTATCGCCAATTTCAGACTTGATAAGCTCGTTAATTTCAGCTTGTGCTTTTTCATTGTCAGAAACAGTCTTCTTGAGCGTTGTGATGCTCGAATTAACATCATCAAACTGAGTTTCTAGCTTCTCAATTGATTGCGCAAAGGCCTGAAACTTGTTTGCTGTCACAGTATCAAGTCGAGTTATCGATGCCTTGATTCTGAGTTGCTCAGTCGCTTGATTGCCGTATTCCGCTGTCAGCTGCATCCCCATTTCTGCTAGTGAACTTTCAGCATTAGCAAGTGAGCGTGATAACTGATTAATTAACGCTTCATTATCAGTAAATCGAGATTCGGCGGTCTCAATGTGTTTTGTTTGGGTTTCATCGATTTTTGCAATCGCTTCTGTCTGCTCAGTTACTCTTGCATCGATCGGTTTTAGCTTATCATCAACTTGCTTAATCTCAGCTTTGACTTGCGATATGTCTTTTGCCGTTGACTTTTCAAGCGTTGACACTGATTCTTGCACTTTTAGAATTGCGGATGAGGTCTGGTCAAAGTCTGTTTTAACTTGCTGCTGCCAGCGTGCTAGCGCCTCCTGGTCTGAAATTCGCACTTGCTCAAGACGGAATATTTCAGACCTGCGAGTACCTTCCTCTTCTAGTAAGCGAAATGAGACTTGATTCAACATCACAGTGTTGTTAAGTGTCGCTTCTGCCGTTTGCTCAAGTTGCAGCTGAACATTGGATTGATTAAAGTCAATCTGCTCTTGCATCTGTTTGCCAGCTTCGTTGGTGAGGAAGGTGTCGCCAACCGCGTCCAGAATACCCTCAACATCCGTTGATGATTCACCAAGAACAACACTCGTCCACTCGGATTGATTGCCTGTCTTATCAACTAAACGAGCACGAAAGTAGAAGCGCGCACCTGCTTTAAGGCCAGACATACGATAGGATTTGAGCGGGTAAGGTACATCCGCAAGTAACTGCATAGAATCAGCGGTATTTTCAGACGAATACTGCAACTCTGTTTTTAGCGTGTCGCTCGTGTTCGTGTCAAAGCCCCAATTGATAGTAATGCCCCAAGCCTCAGAAGTAGCGCGTAAATTTAAGGGTTTTGGTGGATTACCTTCTTTTCCGTTGAGTTGAGTTTCTTCCGCATTAGCCCACACGCTGGAAATTTCAGACGCATTAATCGCCCGTACGCGAACTTGATAACGGCCTGCATAAATACCATTAACTTCAAACCCCAGCGTTGATGTACGCGGGGCATTTATCCAGTTACCGTTGTCACGACGCCATTCCGCCTCATACGCAATCGCACTTTCAGCCGCTTCCCAATCAACCCGTAAAGTTGTAAATGCAATGCCTTGGTCTACTTGTGTGTATGAAGAAATACGCACATTTTTAGGCGCTGGCTGTACTTTGGGTGGTATAACGGTAATGGGTCTTTCGTCAATACGTGCACCAGCATCGATATGCTCATAATTGTCAGGGTTATGGATAGCACCTGAGATGGTGTAAGTATTATCACCGTTATCGCTGATGTTAATAACGCGGTACAACTGGATAGCTAAATCATCCGAATCAACAACCCATACCGCTTCTTTTTGCGGCACTTGCGAATATTCAACTGAAACGGTGACAACTTTTTGATTCACTGACGTAACAGTGCGCCCTTCTGATTTACCATCGGGCAAGTTCACAATTAAGCGATCCCCCACTTTAATAGAGGTCGTTCTATCAAGCGTAATCTTGCGACCATCAACAGAGGAAATACGTCCGCCAGTGCTACGACCTGCCAATGTTGAATCGGCTAACCCGATAATATGACCAGGAGACGGTATTGCTCCCTCTAACCCGGTAGCAAAAGAAATCATGCGATCATTAGCATTGGTTAATAACGCCCAGCGACCACGACGATTGGCTTCACTTCGACGGGTACACCCTATTGCCGATAACTCCAATTTACGAACACCATAGCGCCGCTGAAGCTTTAAGTCTGCAATAGGCTCAACATCATCATTGCTATGGTTATCGATATTCGTAAACGAAACTAAAGCTTGAGTATAACGATTTTGAATACTGCCACCGGAATATGATGGCTTACCCCCGACGATATTGGCATTGGTGAACGTACGGAAAATAGTGGACGGCATATCAGCGATAGCATTCACTTTATTATCCGACCAATAGGTCATACCACGGAAAATAGCCGCAATATCCCGTAATACGGTATACGCTGCCTCTTGTGATTGGATATACACATCACATAAAAAACGAGGCTCTTTACCGTCACCACCATGCCCATCTGGAACTAATTCATCACAATACTGTGCAATTTTATATAAGTCCCACTTTTCAACTTGTGAGGCTTTAATACGGTCACCGCAGCCGTAACGGTTATTTAATACCAGATCATAAAATACCCATGCAGGGTTATTTGTTGCGGCTAGTTTAAATGTGCCATCCCATACCCCTGAATAGGTCCGATTAATGGGATCATAATTCGTTGGTACTTTGACCAGTATTCCCCCTTTGGGGCGTACGCTGATTTTAGGGATACGGTTATTAAATTGACGGGCATTAAAGGTAATGAATAACAGCGCTGTATTTGGGTACCGCAATTTTGCATCAATCACCTCAGTAACTGCTACAACATTAATCCGATCCGCAATACGTGCGTTATTCTGGTTTTTCGTTAAACGCCGAACTCGGACTTGCCAACCTGTATTTGCTTTAGGTAAATCAATGCGGTGAGTTCTTGGGTATTCGCTGGTGGTCTTACCGTCGAATGCTGATTTAACCACCTCTTGATAGCCCGCCCCATCCGTAGCAAGCTCAATGACATAATCAACACGGTAGCCCGTTGTATCACCGTTATCGTGTTGCTGCATAAATTGTGGCACAGACAATCGAATGCGGATTGCCGATAACTGGGTGTTATTCACAGTTCTCACGTAGGGTTGATCATCTTTTAATTCCATCCCTACGGCTATTTCGTTATCAACGGAGGGAATACCTTGAATATATTCCTGATGCTCACTACCCGCACGGAACTCCCACGTCACACCTTCAAAGTTTTTAGAGCCATCCGCATTACCAATGGGGGTATCATCAAGAAAGATCCGCGTATCATCTAACCCACCAGCAATTTCCCCTTCAGAAATAGCGAGAAGTAACTTCGCTGTTGATTCAGCTAATAAACTATCGGGTGATTCGACAGGCGTATGTCCGCCGCCTCCGCCCCCTTTTGCACCTTGAATTTTTACCATATTTCACCCACAAAAAAGCCACATAAAGTGGCCATTCTGAAACTCATTGTTATTATTGCTGATCTTCGGTGTATATCCCTGCTGAGATGATCGCACCGCCAACCTCTCGGCGGTCGACGCCATACAAAAGCGGCACAGGATTACCTTGTGCGGTAGTGTTTACTGCACCACCAAAAGCATACGAAGGTTTATTATCCGCATCTTGATGCATCGACAACCCACGAGGCTGAGGTGATAGCATTTGAACAACACCACCAATCGCCATTGCTGCCCCGCCCATAGCTAAAGCACCACCAGCAAAACCGCCCGCACCGAATGCTGCCCATCCAGCAGGTCCCAACATCATCGCAGCGCCAATCATGGCAACACCCAATACCGTTTGGAAAAACCCGCCGCGCTTACTCCCTTTAATCACTGGAGCAATACGAATTTCTTCACAGGTATCAAGGTGCAGCTCATCTTCAGTGATATTGCGCCTACCTTTAAATACAGCAAACTCCAACCCTTTAAGGTGTGCATTTGCAAGGAATTGCTCAAATCCGTCATAGAGCACCGACAAGGCTTTGATTGCTTCACGAGGGGAATCAATAGCCAGATGATGAACTCGCCCAAACTTAAAACCTAACACACCGTATAACCGGATAACCTTAAGTGAACTCATACCAACTCTTTCCTCCGAACAATTTTAACCGTCCGATCTCGCCAATAGTCGCTGTAAGGAACGAGCCGACTCAGTTGGCCATATAAATGATGTAGCAACATCCCATTAGAAATAACACCTGCATGATTAGGCACATCGGCTTGCACCTGCATAATGATCATGTCACCTTCTTTAGGCTCACCCGCAACATCAAAAAACCCCGCGCTCAGGTAATTATCCATATATAAGTTCTCACCTTCTTCCCACCAGTGCCTATCAACGCTATAGTTATGCAACTCAATACCGTGTTTTTGGCGGTAATAATCCATAATCAACGACCAGCAATCAGCATGTCCTAGCACAAAAGGTCTTCCCTCTAATTCGCGCTCTGCTCGAGGCTGTATGAATCGTATATCCCCTTCTGGCCATGATGCGATAATCCATGGTAACCCCGTGGCATCACACTGTAATTTATCGATTCCGCTCGGTTGAGTCGTGACACCATCACCACAGTGACTGTGCACTATCGCAATAGGCTCCCCCCAATCCTCAGCAATGGCATAATCTTCGGGGGAAAGTTCAAAATGTTCATTGGGGTTATCTGAAAGGTTACGGCAGGGGAAATATTTTTTGACCCGACTTTTTTGGCAAATCACGCCACAAGCTTCTTTGGGATATTCCAACTTCACATGCTGAAATATCGCCTCCGTTAATTTCTTGGTGATCATCGTATTAACCCCGCTGCTGGGAACCCACCAAAATCCAAGGGTTCATTCTCACCAAAGCGCTTTTTACAATCACTGACTAAGCCGCCACAATTATCGAGTGATGGATCATCGACAGGTTCACCGCGCTCATTGAAATATTTATTCCCTGTATAATTGCACCCTCGACCACTACGATAGTCCCCTTTCATGCACCAGTAGCAGAGATTATGTATCTGGCGAACGGGTATCATAATCCCTTGCAAATCGAACGGACTTGATAACTCAAACTCAACAGCCTCACCAGCAACTTCATTCGTTTTCCTGTCTATGTAATAGACCTGCATAAAACATTCGTCAGGGTTGGCGGTTAGATTCCCATTAGTGAAGTTTTTAGCATCAAGGTAGTGTGCAAAAGTTTCATAAATAGTGACTTTGGCTTGTGCCATATCATCAAACTGCAAACAGAGCGAAGATATCAAACCGTCAATATTTGCCACTCTCAATAGAGGTCTAGCAGAGCTGCCATCGCTGTTTTTAGCCACCCCTTCAATTTCATAAGGCCAAGCACCGTATTCGTTACCCTGCCAAAAAATAGGTTTAGGCTTTATATCATCCCCAGCAGCATCTATTTCTTCTGGGGTATGCGGTAAGTTATAAGCATGAAAGCGGAGAACGGGACCGTCAAACTCACTGCCATCCACCTCTATGAGCTGCACTCGATTACCCGCTTCGAGTTTTTGTACATCCGATGTTATCTTCATGCGCTAAATGCCTGTTCAAATGTGGCTGCAATCGTGATAGCACTACCACCGATGGGTTTTAATGTGATGGAGTCTGCTTTGACTCGATATAACCCTTGTTCACCAAAAGGTGGCGTCCAGATAAATGACTTTGCTGTATGTCGCCGAATAAAAGCAAAAATAGGCATAACGTCTGTTTTTTGCCCCGTGTAAGTAAATGGCCATGACTGAGATTCCGTATTAATGCCATCACCAGAAACCTGCTTGTAACCATCACCGAACTCGACTTCTTTTACTCGATGACGGAACTCCCCCGTTGGCGTTTCCTGTATTTGAGTACGCCATTTAAATACTTCAGCCATAGTCTCACCTATAAAAAAAGCCACCGGCTGGTGGCTATTGCTGATAAATCTTACTTCCATAAATTTAGGTTAAAATACTGGTCCAATCATTTACTTTACTTGTAATTAAAAAACCGTGGCGCTGCTATCACTATCTAGCACCTGAAACAGCCTTAATTATTTTATATAAATCACCGCCTTCACGACCTTCAGTGACAAAAAGACGTTTAACCTTATTGGTTAATGATTGCTCAGCAGCACGAATATCAACACTTTGCATAGAGCCTTGTTGTTGATTGCCACCTTCAACGCTGATCCCACCAAGATTGAGATTCACGTTAACACCACCAGCGCCTTGCATTCCATACATACGTTGAACAGGAACATTAGCCATAGGATGGTTATTACCAACATATCCACCCGACGCATAGCCATTTTCAGCACTCTTCATTAATGACATTAACGAGTTGATACCTAGACGACTTGTGGCTTCTTTGGTAAAAACAAACTCCCCCTTATGGACGACGCCAGCAGGTTCATACTTATCACCTGAACCTGTAAAGCCACCTCGTGCGAAGCCCGGCTTAATACCTAGGAAGTTACCAAAGCTAGTACCACCAAAAGCAGCAGTCATCGCCTTTAGTGCTGCCGCTTTTATCAGCATGTCGGCGACCATGGTTGCAAATGAGCGACCATACTCACCAAAATTAGCCTTTCCGGTCATAACCCATGTTGTCACCGAGTTAGTCATGCCAACAAAGGCATACTGTGATGCTTGAGCGACCTTGCCATAAGTATTCGTCGCATCTTCTTCAAACTCTGCGAATCCTTTTTTTACCCCATCACGCCAGTTAGCCCGAAGATCATCTTCCTCTTGGTAAAACTCCCTCAGTTTTGCTTGCTGCTCAGGTGAGTCCGCTTTTTCTAGCGCAATATTACGTTGATACTGCCTATCTGTGAGTCCGGCACTGCCGCGTAACGCTCGGATCCGGTCTTCAATTTCAGCAACACGCTTAGCCCTTTCCTCTAATAGCTTGTTTTCTCGATTCTGTTTTTCGAGCTCATCGCCTTTAACTGCAAGCGCTCTTTGTCCTGCGAGAATTGACTCACGGCGCATTAGCAGGGATTTTTCATCCGTGGTTAACTGTCGCTCTCCCGTATTAACGATTCTATCTAGAATGGTGAACTGAGCTTCAGTTAGCATAAGCTGCTTACGCTCATTGCTAATAATGCGATCGCCAGTTTGAGAAAACTCTCTAGCGACTTTAGTTTGAGCTTCCAGCGCTAATAACTGTTTTTGGAGATCTTCATCATGGCGGGTACCATAATCAGGGCGGTATTCCTTACCTTTTGGAACGCGCTTATCCTTGAATTGCTCCTCAATACCCTTTCTTGCGGCATCAATATCACTTTGCTTCCAAAGTGTTGCGATACCTTCCTTGGCTAGTTGTTTATTCTGCTGTATTAATTTACTAAGCTCTCCCTCTACTTTAGCTCGTTTTTCTGCTGGCGTTAATCCACTCTCGACAAGCCTATTAAAAGTCTCTTGGTTTTTGATAGCTTTTTCTTGTTCCTGAAGAGCCAATCGCTCGCGCTCTTGTTTAAGCCCATCAGCAGCCCATGCCTTATCAATAAGTTCATAGGCTTGTTCTTTGAGTTCAACTTCTCGCTCAGCGTTGGCGAGGCGCCTAGCTTCTTGCTTATTTAAAGGATTATTACCTTTATAATCCTTGGCAAAACCAATATTCTTTGATAATTGCTCATAATCTTTTTTAGCTTGCTGTAATTCAGTAAACGCCGTTTGCCTTTCCAATGCAAGACCAGGGTTTCGCCCCACGCCTAACATAGCATCCCAGCCTTTAGTAGCTGCGTTTTCAATCCAATTCCATGCGCGCTCTAAAGTACCAAGGTTATCCACGATAGACATAGAACGTTGATTCATTGCCTCAGCATAAGCTTTAGTTGCTAGTTCAGCGGCTTTTTCTGTTCGTCCTTGCGCTTCTGCAGCCGCAATTTGCTCGTACTGCTTAGCCGTTAAAAAGTGAAGTGAATTATTTAGCTCAGTCACTGCCTTAACAGGATCATCTTTAAGTCGCTTGAAGTGCTCAATCGTTTTATCAATATCCTGACCAACTGCTTTTTCCATTTTTGCGGAAATATCAGCAACAATCCCAACCTGATTGCCAGAAAATGCACCTGAACCGACGACTTTGGCTAAAGCATCAGCCATTCGATATTGGGTAATGCCGTTACCAGATAGCTGTTTAGCTAATGAGTCAAGCTGTGAAGCGGTTTTTCCTGCATAATTTCCTGTTAGGATGAGCTGTTTGTTATACTCCGTAAACTCTTGAGAACCTTTATAGGCAGCAATAGCTAAAGCCCCTGTCACACCCACCAGCCCGAGCATTGCTATTCTCATCGGTGTAATTAAAGACAATACTGCTCTGAATGAATTACCAATCCCCCCGAAAGAATCTTTAATCTGCCCGCCTTGCTGAACCATGACTAACCAGACAGGCATCCCCGAAGCTAACGAGGTAACAATATCTGTCATCTGCATGGGCAATTGACGCATCGCATTACGGTACTGCCCTATCGTGATAGCACCATTACGATAGGCCTGCTCTTGCTGTTTTAGCTTGGCAATATAGGGCTCGACCTGCTGACTAACCCCTAATTGAGCCGCTTTCATTTGCAATAATTCAGATTTTGTCTTTCCTATTGCTTCGGCTTCATTTTTTAACGCCTGAATAAAGTTTTCTTTAGCCTGAGCTTCCCTTACTTCGGCTGCTGCTGCGGCTTGTTGTTCTCTGGCGAGCTCTCTTGCAGATTGAGCCGCTTGCTTTTGTTCTGCCGCAAGCCTTGCCGTGCGCTCTTCCTGCTTCTTCATTTGAGCAATGATAGGTGCCGCTTCTCTGGCGATCCCCATTTGAGCCGCTTTATATGCCAGCATTTCTGTTTTTGTGGCGCCATACAAAAACACCTGCTCGTGCATTTTGTGTAAAAATGAATCTTTAAGGGTTGAGAGTTCTTTTTCAGCGGCGCTAAGTCCATTAGTACGATTGGTAATTTCTTCAAGCAAGACTTGATAACGCTCGGTATCAATATTCCCTTTTTGATAAACCTTACTCAGGTTCTCCCTAATTGCAGTTAACTTAGCCGTTGATCCCGTTACTTTTTGAATGCTTTCTATTTGCCGATGGAATGAATCAGCAACCTTGGTGTTTCCAGCTTCAGTTGCTCGAATCGCACTTTTAATTTGAGACTCTAAAGCAATAAAGTTAGAGCCATCAATTTTATAGTCTTCGTAATACTGGTTAACCTTTTTCAGTATGCTTGCAAACTGATTGCTCGCGTCACCTGCTTTTTTAACTGATTGAATTTGTTCTTTTAGGGATAAGGTATTATCCCTAAATTTGGCGTTCATCCTATCGACAGAAACAACCGTTTCTCTTTGCTTTTCCGTTAACTCAGAAATAGAACGCGCAACCGCCTTGTGTGATGGCTCAGACTGCTTAAATGTGCTATTTAATTCATCAACGGATTTATCTGTCTTGCTAGCGGCTTGCTGTAAGTCATTAAGTGCTTTAGACCCTTTTTCAAGCTCGCTCGTACTGACCTTAAATGAAATACTGGCTATTTCTTGTGTCATAACCTGCCTCGGGTACAAAAAAACCACCCGAAGGTGGTTATGTCTGATTATTGATAGCTATTTTACATCGACCATTTTAGCTTATTGGGTTCATACTTGAATTGCATCATGCCTCTATTGCTCATTGGAATCTCTAAGTAAAAAACTTTTGCACTAGATAATTCTTGAGCGAACTTTGAACCCGTGATTACATCTGCAACTAGCGGATTTTTTTTGTCTATTTCAAATAATAACTCTACAATATCACCTTTATCAGCTTTCATAAGCCCAGTGCATATATCACCTGTTTTACAGTCAAACTCTGCACCTTTTATTGTAAAGTTAAAACCATAAGTCTCTTTATCGTCATCACTATATGCCCGTAGCGTCATAATAACACCGTCATTCTCTTTCTCAGGTGCTAAACTTGCAAAATACTGAGTAGCACCTCGCATCTCATCCACTTTCTCAGAATACTTCCAGTCAGCACTAGCCCCGAATCCAACAGTGAAAAGAAATAAACCTAATAGTATTTTTTTCACCTCTTACCACCTTAAATCAATCGTATTCATTTTATGATTTTTATTCATGTTAGTTATTACATCAAATCCAGATAAAAACTGAATGGGATCGCATTGCGCTACATTTTTAATTGGAATCCATTCAAATCGATATCTATTTAATTTAACATTAATTAGATATCTATCTTCCTCTTCACCTGTGTCATGATTAAATATTTGAGAATAGCCAGCAACAATAACAAAGTCTATTTCATTGCATGTTCTAAATGCTATACCTGCAACTCTTAGAGCAATAGAATGCACATGCCTTGCATAGTCGTGATAATACTCTTCTGCTGTTTTTAATCTATCGCCATTAGATACAGGAGTATCTTCTATTTCTGGCAAATCAATATCTATAAACAGCGTCCTTAATTCAACATCATAATGAAAAGCCACGATAGTCTCTCTAGGCCAATACGATGACAAATAAACATGCTTTAGTCGTTCATCCACACTCCCTGTTTCTATAAAGTCACAGGAGCTCACATCACCATGAATATCAATAATAAATTCTGGTTTACCAGAGAACCCTCTATTATATGAGTCTTGATATATTACAGATTTGCCTTTATCTAACTTCAATACGTTTGTATATCTATCAATAATGGTAGAGCCATCACGTGAAGATGGACCAACCTGCCTCCATTCAAGCTTGTCAGGGAAGCCATAAACAACCCTAGGGATACTAGTTGAAACGACCCTTGTTTTTTCAAGTTCCTGCATTAATCTTTCTGCTCTTTGCGCAGTTACACCAAATATATTTTGTAATACTAGTTCAGATACCGAGTTTTCCTTTATCACAAAATCGACAACCTGCCAATATAATGGATCCAAGCCTAATGATTTAGATTTCATATAACACCGTAGACTATTTATAAATTTATCTTAAACTTTTATGATAGCCCGAAGGTGGTACAAAACAAAGCAAAAGACCTCAATAAAGAGGCGTGATACATGCTCTAGAATACATACCCAGCATTGGGTTAAATTTTCACCAATGTCAGTTTAGAGAGGGCGTACATTGAAGTAAAAAAACTTGCTTTGATCATGTGGCATGTAATCTTGATAGTCATTTACAGGAGGCCACCAGCTGGTGGATAAAAGGGCTCGGGCAATAAAAAACCCACCGAAGTGGGTTAATCTAATTTGAATATAGGGCAATATTCAATACCTATTCGCCCTTTACAAAGCTGCCTTGAATCAAAATCTCTTGACCAATTACACAACCAACTGTCCAATTCATCAAGCGAATATTCTTTGGTTGCTAATCCGCGAGCCATTTCTACCACTTCATCCTCTGGGGCTGTTAGCTCATAGCCATTAAGCAATAAAAAAACGTACCCTGCCATCATTGCTGTTCGTTTGTTAGCATTGGCAAAAGGATGGTTTTGTATCAGACTTTCAATTAATACTGCGGTAAGAACAAACATGTCATCTGTCTGCTCGTAATACTTCACTTGGCTTGGTCTTGACTGGGATGAACTCAGGTTATTGAAATTCAATACTTCGATAGGCTCATTGGGAGTTTGCAACTCTATCAATGTTCTATTGATGTTTATTAGGTCATCAATAGATAGATAGTTAATCCCTTCGACAAACTCCCCTGTAATCTTTATCACTCACTATACCTTAGCTAGTTTTTCCATGGCTTTTTCATAGCGAGCAAATCCAAAATCAAATGCATTTTTGACTTTATCATCGTGAGTACATTGCTCGCTCATAGCAGCTCTTGGTGCTGCAATTTTACTTTTGTCACGAGCAGGTATATTTAAGCGGTTAGGCTTTTGCAATGCGTGACCCATATTAACCTCGTTATAAACCAATGAGTTATAAATTACATCTAGGTATACAATTCGTATTACCTGTGGTTATAATGTAGGTTAAGCTACGTCAAGTCAACAGTTTTGCTTGTATTATCGTGCGCATTGATACTAGGGCATTGCTGCCCTATTTTTTATGGATCAATTCTAAAGCTTTTGACTCCATCAGTTGAATATCTTTAATCACGGTTGCCAGATCACAAATACCGTAAGCACTGGCCAGCATGGGAATAACGGTATAGTCGATTCCTGTTGGCCCATCCATACTAACCCGCCATTGTGTTGATAGCGCTTGGAATAGCGTGACTGAAGCTTCAATATCTGGGGTAACCTCAACATCATTATCATCAAGATCCCCCAGCAAATCTAACTCAACGGCAGATAAAGGCTTACTGTATAGTGCCTGCGCAACCGCTAGGAGTTTTTTTCACGAATACCCAGCAGTGCTTGTCGATAGGAAGTAAAAATTTCGAAAGCGGCCCCCGGATAGTTATCAAAAAACTCCGCGACATTATCGTGATTAAACTCGCGATCTTTAAATCCCCACCCTTTCGCAATTTGAAGCAAGAACCCTGTATCGGTTAGATCGTCCGCTTTCCCCATCTCATCCAATTCACTCATTTTCTTGTGAACAAAGACAAAGGGTAGCTCACCTTGCTTGCCATCGGGTGTGGTAATTTTGACGGTGTGCTCAAATGTCGGTGTTGGGTTATACGTTAGCTTAGCCATTGTTTGCCTTTTCATTAATGGTAATAGTTGATTGCGTCGTCACGCTATCAGCCGTCGCGGTAATGATGACTGTACCGTTCGCCTTTAATGTGACGTTACCTGATGTGTTTACTGTCGCTTTTGCGGTATCAGAGCTACTCCAAGTGACATTTGGATTAGATGCGTTAGCGGGTGTTAGGGTGATATTTAATTGAACAGTATCACCCACAACACCTGTTGCCGTAGGCTTATCTATTGTTAGCCCTGATACCGGTATCACTTTGCGTGAGCATACACCGATTGTTTCGAACGCAAAGAAAAGCGCACTGTCGTCGTTTCAATTTCATTCACCGCTGTATCGGGGATTTCTTTATACGAGGTGGCTGCTAAATAGTAACGATCTTGTTCCGCACGTTTGTTATAAAAACGTACCGCTACCAGCTCTTTGCTCTCGTCATAACCAAGTAACAGTTTATGATGCTTAGCATCGGCGTTATAGGCCAGTGTGTAAGTAATGATGTACGGATTCTTAAAGGTATCAAGACTGATAGCTTGTTCATCCTCAAGAAATTGGATGCTGGTGGACTGCTGATCGCCCCCTTCAATGCCGACAGTCGTCACACGCTTGATTTGCGTCCAACCTGTGACCTTCTTGATAGTGCCCATTGCTTCTTCTGCTGGGTATTTAGCCTTGTCAGAACTGTCAAAGCCTTCAATCGTGATGTTGCTGGCTGAAACGGTTTTAACTCGCTTAGGACCATTCAAAGCCGACCAACTGTCACTGATAATGACAATATCACCCGCTTTAATGTCACCCGCACTGGCAACCGTCAATACGGTTTCAGTTGCGTTAGTTGCTGCCGTAATTTCAGCGGGCTCACCGTATCCACTGGAAACAGAAATGATAGAGCCATTAGGAATGCTATATTCCGCCATGATTAACCTCTTTATTTATATATAAAAAAACCGTCATTAAGACGGTCGATTATCGAACTGAATCACATCGATAAGATGTGCGTATGGGAATGGTGTAGTGAGTGTCACCCGCGAGTGGCGGAAATTGACTGGGTTCACTGTTAAGATACAGTGTATCCGTCATTGTGAGCCCGTTTTCGAGCTGAGTTTTGATATTGTCCGCAATCAAGCTTAATTGCTCGTCGCCGCTCCCCACCTTACCGACAAGATTAATTTGAATAACGCCCTTTAAAATTGTCATATCCAGTGCTAATCCCATATTCTCTGTTGAGGCTGGCATAATATGCATTTGCAGATAGGGGGCATTAATATCATCAAAGGCGATATTGGGCCATGCTACCTTTAACCCCTCTCGCTTCGCTATTTGCGCCACCAGCGCACGTATTGACTGATTAATTTCGGATTGTGTCACGATTTCACCTCAGCAATAGCTTCCCTTACAAATTGACTGACATTCTCCGCCGTGATCGCCACCATGCCATTCGGGGCTTGCTTTGAATGCCCCATTTCTAGTGGGTAGGCATAAGGTACGTTATTGGTAAAATAGATAGCCTTCATCCCAACCTTAAAATGCTCAAGCACATAATTCCCCATGGAAACTGTCATTCGGCCTGATTTATCAATACGACCTGTTTCGCCATCGGCAGGTGAATTGAATGTGACTTGCCAGTTCCCGCGAAAACGCCCACCGGTATAACCGAGAGGGGCTTTGATATCCATGGAGTCATTGACCCGCACACGCTTTTTTAACTGGCGTTTCTTTGGGGTGAGATTATGAGGATCCTTTCTCAGTTCTTCGTTGTGCTCAAACACAGCACGGTTGTAGTCAACTGCAACTTGATTCACTTCCCACAATTCAGGGTTACCCACTGGCGACATTTGTACCAACTGAGCCAATATTTTAAACCCCGTTTTTTTGACCACCGCTTCCATATCTGCTTGAGCGTTATCAACAAACAAGTTAATTGAACGCATAAATGATTGGGACATGTCACGCCCTCAATTGAGATTGATAGCAAATCACGAGTTCAGCAGGTTTAATTGGGTTCGGCTCTTGTACACGCAACCACACACCGTCAATCAATACCCGATCCCCTTTCTGAATAACCTCGGCGGGTGAAAAGACCATTTTGATATCTGTCGACAAGATGAGCGTTCCGTCAATGTCACTGGGTTTATATTGCACCTTAACCCCTGTGGCGAAAAACTCGGTTTCAGGATCATGGTGCTCTTTACCTGTGTCATCATCCACCCAATGTTTACCATCCCGTTTAACTGGGTATGAAGCACCGTATTTCTTCAGCATTCGCAACGCTGTATGATGACCACGCTGATAAATGTTCATGGCTACCTCATGGCAAATGTATTAATGGCAAAACCCTCAGAAATATCTATCAAACCCGATAACAAACCTTTCAACCAAGCGAAATTCGGTGCGCCTGTATTAGTCCCTTCCGCATATTTCAAATCAATTGCGCCCTCAATGCGTTCAGCAATGATTTCACCCCCTAAAGTGGGTTGTAGGTCGTTCTCTTGAGATTCAATGGCTAAGCGGCATTGGGCTTGAATAACTTGCTGAGGGATGCGCTCACTTGAAATCGTAACGCCATCGCGAATGAGACCCCGGCGCGGAAAAGATAACGGCTGATCAACCTCAGTTCGCTGACCTAACCACTTTTGGGATTCAAGGTAATCCATGGCCACAATTAACAATGGCGGTAATTCAGTATCATTAGGCAGCGTTAACTGCCTTGCTGAAGCATAGGCCTTTAAGTCCTCAATACTCGCATAGCTGTTAAAGGTGGGTGAGGTTTTGTCTGGATCAATCATAAGCCCCTCAAAATAAGAAAGGGGCAAAGAGCCCCTTAGGTCTTGGATTATTCACCACTTTCTGGCAGTTTAGCTGTAAAAGTGATTTCATCCGTTGATTGAATTAACCCATCAACGGTGGCTGTCACAACATATTGCCCCGCAGTATCCGCAGTCAATTTCACGGTAGCACCACCCGCTTTACCCGTTTTAGATGAAGCCACACTTAAGTTTCCACCTGTGGTAGACCACTCTACTGCCGCCCCCTCAACGGGAGAACCACCTCGGGTATAATTGAGTGATACCGTGACCGCATCTGTACTGTCAGCGATAGCGGACGTTTTATCCGCTGACAGTGTTACTTTCCCGCTTCAGCGGTCAGCTTGATCATGACGCCAGCGGTTAACTTATCGCTAGTGAAATGCTTCTTCCAGTTACCTGCTGTACCTAATTTAGTTAAATCAGGATTTTTACCTTTTGATTCATCCCAGCTATAGCCCAACACACCCACATTAACCACACCTTCACCACGGTAACCAATTTCCAAGTTCACCTTGTCATTGATTTCATAAGAGCGGAAAGATGGCTCTTGGGATTCAGTAATCGTGACGGCTCCTGGTACTAATCCAAAGATAGCATCCACTGGCGCGGTATCGGTGACTAGCACAGGTTTACCTAATGTTCCCGGCTGACCTCCATAGATAACCACACCCGCTTCTTCGTACACTTTATTATCAATAGCTTGATCAACAATATCGAAGTAGGTCGTGGAGTGCATAACAAACAAATTCACACGATTAAACTTATCACCGTATTTGCGTAAGCCTTTGGTCAGTGTTTTCTTACCATCGGTTGCAATATCGGCTGTTACTACCATTTCTTTGTTATTGCCAATCGCAGCACCTAAAGCCGCTAGCGAGTATTTGATATAACCCTCTAGCGAAGCATCCGCCGCATCCGTACCCACCAACTCTGAAAATTCTGATACATCACGGCCACGGCGTTTAAAAGCTTCTTCTGTTGTTGCATAAGGTCCGTACATCCAAGGCGCTTTGACATCAACAGATTCACCTGCGCCTATTTTTTTATTCTCTACGGTATCCGTAGAATTTACATCACGGTGTTCAATCGAACCGCCAATTTGGTAGAAAGCACGTTTACGGAAGTCACCTTCAATAAACAGATTATCTAGCACGATAGCGCCATTTGATGCCTGATTAAAGATGGCTAAATTATCTTGGCGACGCTCTAAGAACGCCGTTTGTGCCAAATCGTTATAAATCACTAAATCGCTATTAGTTGTCGTAGCCATTACTTATATTTCCTTACTCTTTTGGAAGTTTTAAATATGCGTCACGCCCGTATCGGCGAATATAATCAGCCTTGTCACTTGCGGACATTTGAGAACGTTTAAGATGTGCACCACCTTGTTTGTGTTTCCCTGCATCTGTACCTGATGGCGCGGGAAATAAGTGGGGAGCGTTTTCTTTCAGGGATTCAACCCATTCAATGGGGGATAGTGGTGTACGACCATCTTTGCCCATGATTGGATTCCCATCTTCATCAACGGCTACGGCCTGACCTTCATCGTTGATCTGAAAAATGCCTTTGGCACGTAAAATTAAGTCTTCTTGGGCGCTCGTTAATGCCCCCGCTTTCCCTGCCGCAGAACGAATTTCATCGCCCAGCACACGTGCGCGGAATTTATTTGCAAAGGCTTCCGCTTTTTCCACGCGGGTATTAGCCTCTTTTAATTGCTTATCAACATCACCCCGCATACGCTCGGTACGCTTATTAATGACTTCATCAATCTTGCCATCGGCAATGAGTTTGGCTTCTTCGTCATTTTCAAAGCGTTTAAGCATCCCTTTCACTGTGTCAGGATCAATACCGTCAAAGCGCTTTAGGTTATCGCCCTGCTCTTTGATTTTGCCAAGTAACTCGGTGTTCTTGGCTTTTAGCCCAGACACTTGCTGAGAAACTTGCTGGTCGATAATAGATTGAATTTCAGGTGTGATATCTGGTGCGCCACCAGCACCGCCCCCTTTATCCTCTCCACCCGCCTGTGAGTAGTATTTGCGTTCGATATTCATAAATAACATGTGATTCCCCTTGGGATTGAATGCGCCTAGCGCGTTGTAATAACTCAGCCCTAAGCTGAATTCGGTTAATAAAAAAGGCCACCGAGGTGACCTTGTTAAATGGTTTATTGATTAGCTATATCCAGCCTCTCTAAATGCCTGCTTGTCTATCTCCCTGAGTTGTTCGAGAGAAATAAACTCACCTTTGTCCGTGTAAAATTCGGATGGATGAATACCACCTTCTTTCATCAATCTAAATCGCGTCTCCCCAAACACCTGTCGCTGTCGCCACTCAGGTTGTCGCTGTATCCAATCAAGAAAATTAGTATCCGCTGGCACTTGCCCGTCCATTGATGCTCTCGTTCCTGCATCCATCTCATCTAAATCAATGCCTAATTCACGCCATGATTTAGTAACCAATGTTTCTGTTGAGCGGCAATTGAAGTGGATTTTCCCGGGGCCTTGTAGATAAGGAACTTTATGACCAATAGGCTTACCTTCCAGCGTGTATTTCAACCTATCCCGAATAATGCAATCGTGAGATGTTTTATTATCGAGGGTAGATAACCATTGCTTACAATCAAGAATGTCTTTATTGGCATCAGCAAACTGATCTCGCGCTGTTGCTTGTAAATGACTAATGGCCGTTTTAGCTATTGTCGTCGCATTAGCTCGGCTTAGTTGCAATACCCCATCCTTATAACCTTGGTTTGCATGTCCTCTGATTTTACGTCCGATTTCTACCGCACTATCACCATTTAAATAACCATTACGAACAGCGTTATTTATGCGTGTCATGCGATCTGACTCTAATCCATCAGCCCATTCAGAAAGTAATTTCCCTTGAAAAGGGCGAGACATGACTGAGGAAAATAGCATTTCCTCTGTAATGCTCATTAGTGGGTATTTGCGTAGAACAACGTCAGGTAGTAGAGAATCAAAAAGGGATGGGTAATAACCAGCCTCATATAATGCATGTGCTCTCATTTCTTCCGTCAGTAGCGAAAAAGCGCTATCAACAGCTCGCTTATTAATACTTCTAACGCTTGATAATAACGACTCCAATCGCCTAGCAGTGAAACTATTAACATCAATGGTGGCATCATCCAACGCCACAATAAGTGAAGCCGTTAATTCAGCATCAAACTCATTGAGCGCCTTTATCATCCGCCTCGCGACACCAGTAGAATAGCGACCAGAAAACAGGGAGTGAGCAATCAATTCATCCATTAACCGCTCATTCACTGATCTCATGTCTCACCTACCATTGTCGGCTCTTGATTATTAAGCTCATCCACCACCACATCCACATCATCAGCGGGGTCGATAACATCATATTTTTGCAAACTACGAACCAAATCAGATTTACGCGTTGCGCCAGATTGCCATGCTGCGACGATTTCACGGATCATCGAACTATCGGCAATATGATTAACGAGGTCTTTGTTAATTTCAAAAGAAATATCTTTCGTGTCTAAACCAATGTATTCAGCACACCACATTAGCGCTTTACTGAATGCATCGGAAACGTTAGAGCAACAGATGCTAAGAATGGAGGTTTGTGCGTTCTGCTCACCGACAGACTGAATAACCGTTTTAACTTTGCTGTCCGCAGAAACTAACTGAGCACCAAGCGCAACCATATAATCGCGTTTACTGTCCATTGCCTCCTTTGCCAGCATGTTAGGCTGAGCCTGAGCGTAACCAAAGAAACCTTTTTCTGGCAACATAATTGGCGAGCGAGAACCAACCATAACGCCTTTCTTTTCTAGATAGTCACGCCATTCTGTTCCTAGTCCACCTAAATAAGGTTGTATTTGCCCACAGAAGAAAACAGAATCTTCATAATCAGCAGAATTTCGATAATGCCCTAAATTGATTTTTGCTAGCCCTAACAATGGAGCTTCATCAATAGTGTGATCGTTATTCTGAGCACCAATAAACGTGAAAGGAATTTCATCCCACGCGCCGTTGCCTGCTCGTTCTGGAATATATTCAGAATCGATAACAAAGACACTGCTTCCACTTGGCTTGCGATAGACACGACAGACAAACTTACCTTCTTCTATCGACAATACCCGGTATTGAACCTCATCCTTAAAACCAAACCCGTCCTCTTCTTCCACCGTCTCTCGCAATACCACCAGCGTTAACATAGTGCGACCATTTATGCGGTCAGTGCGCCAATTAATGATATCTTCAGCTCGATATTGAAATATGTACGGAAGTTTAGAATCACTGTTGTAATCAACATATAGCCCGTGCCGCCCCACCTCTAATACCGACTCAAGCGAGGACTGAGCAAGTTGATAAATACTTGAGCCTGCGCCATCAGCATCATCTTTTAAACACGATAGCTTTTCGACAACCGCAACTAAGGGATCCTTTTTAAATGCCATCCCTATCATGCCGTTGCGAGTATTGCCCGTTATTGGATAGAACACCGCACGGTCTTGATAATCTTTATTGCGCTTCTTTTTACGCTCACCATCTTGCTCTTCAAGTTCAGGAAGATAGTTTTTTACATCTTCACCGCCTCGGCAAACAGCGCGAACTAACTCCCACTGAGGAGCAGCCGCTTTATACTCCGGTCGATTGAAATCTACATTTGTTGTACTCATCAGAAGGTTGTTCCTAGGTTAATTTCGAATGCTGGGCGGATAGGTTTATGCAATACACGATAGCGAGTAGCATCCCAATCATGATCCTCTTGCTCAGTATCCACATCATCAGGGTTTTTAGAGTCTCTAACTAAAACAGGTACACGGCTAATCCACCCTCGGCAATATTCAAATACATAGAAAGCGGGTTTTTCTGGCATGCCTGACTCTGTTTTTTTACCCTCAATCACCGCCTCAAGCATGTCAGCGAAAAGTGAGGCGCCGTTGATACGGGAACCGGGATTCTTGTTTGCTTTCATCCAGACAACACCCTGAGCTTCCATTTTTTGAGCGATAGAGTCTTCATCATCGCTTGGTGTATAAATAGAGTTATCAGCTGGCCCTTTAATTACCTTTTTACAAATACCCGGCATGATGTTTAATTGCCCCTGAGTCTTTCCGTCCTTACTAATTTCACTCGGCATAACGGAATCAACTCCGATTAAACGCTCATCAATCCACTTAATTCCTTTAGCAACATTGGTTGATGACATGTTTAACCCTTTATTCAGCTCATCAGGAGGACAGCCGTACCATTCACCTATCAAAATTAAAGTGCCAGCAGGGGGGCAGAATTTACGACCATCGGGTAAAGTGGCTTCGGTACCATCTGATTGCGCCCACCACAGGTTAGAAAATGGCTTTGACTCTCCCCAGTCATGTGAGCGGTCAACAATCCAACTTTCGGGGATCTGAAACGGTTTAATAACGTGATGCGTTGCATTCCAAAGGTGGTCAAAACGCCCACCGCTCGTCACATCCCAAGAACCCTCTACCCACGCTTTGCGACGATTTGGGTCTTTGATACCCATCAATGTTGCAATGTACTGAGGATCTAAATAAGGGTTTTCCTTGAATGAGCCATGAATAGCGACGCGAGTTAATGTTATTTCCTCATCACGTTCAGTTTGTGGGTTAAAGACTTTTTGCGTTTCACGAATAACCGTCCCACGAGGAGCTGGTTCTATAAATCTTTTCTTTACCCATGTGTGCCCAATACCGAATGGATTCGTAGTACTGAATGTTTCTAAAGGGATAGGCTTTAACAGCGAACCATTTTCAAGTGGATAGTCTTCGGGACGGAATGACGAACGACGGCAAGAGAACATCGCTTCATAAAAATCGGCTGATTTTTGCTTGGTTAATTCGTTAAAGCCAATAAAGGGGAACTCTTGACCATGGTAATCCCAGTAATCATCTGCTTCTTTACCAAACCGGAATAACAGCTCTTCACCTGTCGGCCACACCCAGCGTAACTCAGAAGCAGAAGCAAGAAAGCGAGCACCATCTTTAAATAGGCGATACATACGCTTCGATTGAGTAATGATATCCGCAAGGTTTTTATATTCTGTATCAAATATAACACCACGCCAAAATGTGCCATAACCCACTCCAACATTGCGCCTAAAACGCGCCAATTGAGCCGCTGTTTTACCGGGGCCACGTGTTCCTTCATACAATATTTCGTTACATGGACAACTTAGTGATAAAGACTGAGAGCCGGGCAAAGGTTTCCATACTACGTTGTAATTCATCCACCTAATACCTCACCTTGTTGCTGTTGCGCAGCCTTTTCCCAGTCATCCACATTGTCACAAGATGGGACGGGCATAATGTTGTGTGTAGCTTCGACTTTTTGCTCAATTTGCTCTTTGAATGCTTGCACTTTGACGTGCTTGCCAAGAAGCTCAAGGTTCTTAACTTTGTCAGGCCATTTGATTTTTTTGAGTAAAGCATCGGTTCCTTCCTCACCTGTAGAAATTGACATAACATCTAAACCGCTTAATGTTGTACGCCAAGCTTTAGGCCAATCCCTTACAGGCTTTAAATCGCCACTCTCGTTGAGTATATCCAGTACATCCATTTGGTCTATTTCAACCAACCTATTGAGGACGTAATCGGCATTTATCTCTAGCCTTTCACTTCTATCATTCATTAATTCTTGAATTCGTGTTTGAATACTAAGTTTCGCTAAGTTTTGCGATCCTTGCTCATTTGCAGTCTTCTCGCTGTACCCTGCTCGAATTGCTGCTTGAGTAGCATTCAAATCAATTAGGTACTCGCGACAAAATGCTTCCTGCTTGTCTGTGAGTGCCATATCCATTCCTTAAATAAAAAAGGCCACTAGGGCCTATTGTAATGTTGCAGTGTGTGAAGGTTGATTGCTCGATGGATAAAGCAATTGCATTTGCCCTTTAACATCAAAAGCAGCCATACATCTAGCATCAAAGTCTTTATAATCAACAGAACTATTAGCAATATTTGTTACTGCCACCATTTGCTGTTCTACCGCATGCAAGGCATCGCCTTTCAGGTACTGATGGATTTTTTCTCTGTCGCCTTTATTTTCTTTGACTGATTCATAGACATAATCAGGTAATGCAACGCCATAAACCCATTTAGCCGTGATACCAGCGAACAATAATGGACAACCGCCAACATGACCAAAATAAGGAGTCCCTGACATCTTTGATAACGCTCTGTAATAGGGTTCTTGAAATCTCTTTTCCCACTCAGTGGCCTCTTTATATGTCAGTAGCCCAATTACTTGATCTTCAGTTAATGTCATACTCTGTGACATCAACATGTTTTTAATGTGCCGGTCACAAGCGCGAGCAAATTTTGGTGATAACCATCTAGCAAACTCAATTACTAATTCAGGATGGCTCCAAGTACCGCCATGTCGTCCTTTTTCTACTCGAACTAAAAGGGGAGAAATCTCCTCTTTAGAATTATACGCTTCAATATCAAGCTCTTTGCCAACCTCGTAGATATACTCTTTAGTTGATGAGACCCTTAACCAGTCTTTGGTTAGTTTTCCAAAGTGCCTAGCTGCTGCTGTAGCATTAACCCAGCAATCCCCATTAAACGGGATTAGGGTTTCGTCATACTTCATATGTACGATTTTAATCATTGCATATTCCTATAGAAAGGGAGCCTGTAGCACAGAAAAGCCGCCCCAAGAGAGCTTGCCAGCTATAACGGCAGTTCTCAGGCTCACTTTCTGTAGGCTCTTGGTGTTTTAAATGTGCGTGCTATGCACAGAGTGAAATGCGTAGAGTTCGCAACCATCATCACGTATCACTACGTTAATCAGGTCACTTACGGCTTACCCGTCAGCCAGATAGAGACCACCTCACTTAATTGCGAAGAAGCCATTAAAAAGCCCCTGATTTCTCAGAGGCTCATTATTCGCTTGCATATTTTGAATGCGTCAACTACATTTAATGTGATATTCATTAGTTCAACAGATGTGCTTAGCCCAACGCTGTGTGGGCTTTTTTTATTCAATTACCCGCCGTTGTTGTTCAATTTCCCGTATTGCTTTTTTTGTCGAGAGTTAATCCTTCCAAGTGATAGCTTTTACAGCCCACATTTGAGCATCCACAATACGGCGCATGGCTTCATTGTGAATCATCAATGCTTCTTCTGATGTAGCGCTTTCCATACTGTCACGCACTAAATCGATAAGTTCAGCTGATTTCTGCTTGATTTCATCTACTGTTGATAATGATGATGGGTTAAAGCTAATACCAACTAATTTTTGACCTAATGATTTGTTCATTTTAAACACTCCGTTCTAATGTAGTCTTGCAACCCCTTAATCATCTGCTCTGACTCTGCAATTCTGTTTCTGAGTAACCAATAATTTCTGACAGCGGAGTCAGTAGGTCTGGCGGTTGCTCCATCATCCAAGCCGGAGGTGGAACTGCCTTCGCCTTTCGGACAACTGGCTCTGATGTACACCCGCTCAGGATTGCGGTCAGCAGCAATACGCAACTGGTCAATTTCAGCTTTTGCATTTGTGAGTTCCGCTGTGTGTTTAGTGTCAAGTTCGTGAAGGGAGTTAATGCGCTTTTCGTAGTCTTCATTAATGGCAACTTGTTCTGATAACTGCTTGGTTAACTCATCATTTGAAGCTTTTAACTTGTCAATTTTTCCACTTTGCCAACCAATGAAGACGCACAGAGCAAAGGCAATTACCGCACTAGCAATCATTACCTTGAGCTTCACAACTCCCCCCTTGTTATTTTACCCCTGCCTGTTTCCATCAAAATGAACTCAAGCACCATTTCACCCGCTTTTTCTTTTAAAGTCTGAATCCTTCTTTCATGCTGGGGCTTTATCCCCTTCCAAGCATTCAGCCCTTTTCCAAACTTACTGGCGATCGCTTCATCCCGTTTATAATCCGCACAAGCCTCGTTAAGTTGCTCCATGACGCTAAGTTTTCGAGGATTGATGGCTTGCCCTGTTGTCCAGTATTGATAAAGAACATCGTCACACTCTTCTTGATACTTGATTACTTTATCGCGGATCTCTGGTTTGACTTTGTTAGGGCTGATAGTGTGAAGCCAGCCAGCAAGTTTGCGTAGAGCCAAGCAAAGCATTGATTGCTCACCGCCTTTTGTAGGAATGGTGATTTCCACCATTCCTTTGGAAAATCTCGATTTTATCTTGCTAAACTGACTTTTCCAGTCTAACCCCATCCCTTCAACAATAGGCTTCATAGGAACATACGGCTCATTGTTATACTCAACAACATAAAGCTCGTTATCATAAAACGGAACAGTAATCGTATTTGTCATAGTGTCTACCTTATTTAATAATGAGCCCTGCCACATAGGAAATCAGTCCACCAAAGCGACACCAGCTATAACTGATTGCCTCAGGACTCATTTCTAAATATGGGATTGGTGTTTGTGATAATGCGTATGTGGTACGCAAACATAAAAAAGGCCTCGCGATTGCGAAGCCAATTTAGTCAGTAGAATTTAAAACTTTTACAGTAATCCCCACGCTTTTTCGAACATCGCCTCATCGTAGGGTTGCGTGCCATTTTCATGACGAATGATTGCCTTGGCCAGTTTAATTGTGGTTGCCTTATCATCAAGACTGATAACATCAGTAGGCGATACACCCAACTCTTTAGCTACACCGTTAATATATGCTCGGGTGTTGTTTTCATTCGTCGGAGCCCAGCGGTCAATCAGGCCTGATACGGTTTTTAATCCGTATTTACGCTGGTAGGTACGAAGTAGTGCCATCAATGCACGAATACCATAAACAGGGCTTTCGAATCGACAGAAGCGAGGCTCAATACTTGGGTCATGCGGCAATTGCCCTTTCCAATTATTGGCTTTGTTGTAATCAATGTTACCAGGGTTGTTATTGCGAATGCCTCGCGCTGGTCTAGTCATTGTTCACCCCCGCCCTGCCTTTAATAATTTTACTCAGACCATCCACGCCGACATACCCAATGAAGACACTCGCTAGGTAAGCCAACTCATGGTTAAGACCAAGCAGTGTTAGAAGGTCTTTTACAAACCATGCAAATAGTGCACACATAGCGCCATCAAATAGCGTCTTCTTCCAACCGCCGCCGTTGTACTTGCCGCGTAGAATCGCCATGCCTGTTGCTAGTGATGCGCTAATACCTTGCTCCTTATGAGCAGCAATAATTTGAAATACGTTATCCCAGAACTCGGGGTTTTCTTTCATATGATCCATACTCACCCCCTTTACTGGAGGAATTAGTTAATAGAAAGCCACCATTAGGTGACCGGATTTGGATTAATGAATTTAATCAGCATTTGAGATAAGTTAAATGTTCAGCCCTATGTAACTTACCGAAGCGATGGCTGATTAACTTCGGTGTGAGGATTTAAAATTGCCAAAAGATAACATCAAAACAATTAGCTATGAGTTCCATACTGACACAAAAACAGAAATGGACTTGTTAAAAGAACTTTCATTTATGAAATTAATAATTGCCTTGCTTGTTGATAAACTATCTCAACAAGATAGAGCATCAATAATTGAAAGTCTCAAGCAGTATGACGATAAAACACTAAATGACTATATTAAAAACTTTGAAAAAAGCGACAAATAACTAACGGTTCAACAGGCTCATGGTAGTGAGTCTATTTACTAATAATTACTCCCTTGAAGTGAGCATCACCATGGTTGCTGACAGTAAATCTTGATTGAAGCTCACGAAGATTTTCATTAAAAGCTTTTTCATTATTTTCAATTGCTGCTTGAATGCTAAAAATTGTTGATTTTGACGCTTCTAATTCACAGCTCATTGCCTTTTGCATATCAGTGAGCTGTTTTTCTAATTCTGCAATCTTAGCATTTTGCAGTGTGACTTGCGCTGATAATGTCGTAATTGCTTGTTCTAAATGTTTGCTACTCATAACTACCTCTCTTAAATAGAAAGCCGCGCACAGCTCTTTAGTGAGGGTAAAGATTAGCAGCTGATTCTGTGGCGGCATATTTGGTGCACCTAGACGGGATTCGAACCCATAACCAAGCAATTATGAGTTGCCTGCTCTACCGTTGAGCTACTGGTGCATATACGAAACCATTTCGGTGATATCAACAAAATGGTAGAAATAAATAGAGCATCAGATAAAGCCTGTTTCTTTTTTTAAATTGGTTGGTTAAAATAAAAGACGACCAAGAGTTTTTTTGGTTTAGCTATAAACATGATTTGCAATCTTTTGCCACCATCCTAAAAAGTTGGTGGCTTTTTTATGCTCACTCGAATTCATCAAGCATATAAACCCTTGCAATGCAAAAAGCCCCACCGAAGTGAGGCTCTATTAATCTGGTTAAGCCAACCTAAGAACAATTAAGGCAGCTTACCTGATAAGTGTTGCCCATTTGTCCATTAATGTCAATAACAAAGTTCAGTTATTTTTCTAACTTTAGCTACACGTTTGCGACCGTTCATTGCATTTCGTAGAGGTTCGTATAATAACCACTGACAAGCTTTCAGCTTTTCGTCAACCTCTCTTCGACATGTTCGCAATGATGGAACCTTTACTTTTCCTCCTGACCTTGTGTTCATTTTGCGAGGTTTTGCATTGTTATGGTAGTAAGATGCTATCGAAAGCTTTGACGCGCCGTACACGTAGTAACTTATCAATATCTTGTAAGCCTGCTTGTCAATGGCGATGACAGAATCTATGACCTGAGAAATCAACATTCCGTCATCGTCATTACACATCGGCCGTGTTAGATTTTTGCTTGGGTCAACTGATTGCATGAATTTGTATATGATGTTAATTTTCCTCATGTCTACTCGGCCTGAGTGAACCCAAGCGCCCCACAATTCAAGCCATCCATTAAGCCAGTCGAATTGCTCCTTTGTAAGTTCTTTCTCTCCGATGTAGTTCATCTCACCCCCTGCAATACTTCACTCTTTCCTTTTATCGCTCCGCCGATTCCACCGCGATGTATAACCATAAGCTGCCCATTTACAATGATGTGCTTTTCTGCTCGCGTATCGAATGCGTACTTCTTTACTGTGTTTCGCGATGCGCTTATCCAGCCAGCCACTCGAGTTTGATTTCCTCTGGCTTTGATGAGTAATTCTGGAATGGTTGTTATCTCAGCCTGCATCCTCTATCTCCCATATTGTGATATCCAAGGATCCCCCCTTAACCCTCTCGCCTCGCTTAATGCGTAAATCATCTATCTGCTCGTCGTCATCCCAAAAATTAGCGTGAGTAAGCGAATCGAAAACAGCTTTAGGCAAGTTATCGAGGTCTCTTTTGCGTTTGTCTGGAGGGTTTGCTGTGATGATTATCTTGATGCGAGAGGTGGTTTTGATATCTAGGTTATGTTGCTTGATGTAATCTGTTACTTGCTTTCGGTAGCCTGTACCCCTTGATGATATATAGTGCCTGCCTTTGCAGTGTCGCCAGTACATGTTATTGCTTGGTGGCCACGGTAATTTAAGGTGATATTCATTCATGTGATGTTAACCCTCCAACTATTCACTAGCTTATTCAGGGTTAATACTATAGCTCTATCCATTTCAGCCCTACGCTCACACCTACTCATGCCCTTGCCGTTATCTAGCCTTTAGTGGCAGGAAGGACAAAGGGCTGCGGTTAGGCTATCGTCAACCTTAAGCCCCATCCCCTTATCTTCGTTTCTATGTGCTACCTGAGTGCCATAGCGACCACACAAGACACAACATTCGATTTGAGCTACGGCTTTGAGCCATTTTTTTGAGCGGTAGATACTTGTCATTTCTCTAGCTCCCACTCTGCAAGCGCAATAACCAACATCGGATTACTACTACCTTCAATCTTCCGCATTGCTTCATACGCTAAGTGCTCTTTGAATTTGCGCTTTAATAGCCCTGCACACTTCCTGACGGCTTCATTGGACTTATGGATAGCCCAACATAGCTTGAGTGTTGTTAATGCGCTCATAAACGCTTCTGCTTCGTTTTTCATGCTCTCACCCCAGCTAACAGCGAGTTGAACTTATCTATCAGGTGCTCAGGGAATGCTCGGCTAAATGAGCCTTCTCTGCTGCTTAATTTACTGGACTCCCTCTTTTTTATCTCTGCGTTGATGGCAATACTCACATCGCCGATTATCTTAAATTCAGCAATCTTGCCCCTTTTCTTTTGCTTGGTTACTGCACCCCACACAACAAGGTCGTTCAGCACCGACGAGTAATTATTTAAATGCACGCGCCCATTATCTAGATCTCGAACAATGACAGATGTAATCACATCGCCAACCTTGAAGTTTTTAGCAATTATCTCAGCTATTACAATATTCATCTCTCTTGCTGCTCCTTGAGTTTCATGTACTGTGATTCTTTCGGTATCGTCACGAGACAACCTATACCCGCCGCCCAACACTCAACCTGCTCCATGAAGTGGAACATTTCACCTGTATCAAGTTTTGATGTTTTTCGTAGTGTCCTTACGCGCTCTGTAAGCTGTGTAGTAGCGTCTATCATCTCTACCACCTCGTAGCCTAGGAATGTGTGCTTTAACATGTCCTTGACAGTCTCAGGCGTGAAATTAACTTTGTTTTTACACAGATACTTACTTATCTCTCCGCACCACATATGGAAAGTTGCATTCTGAGATAGTGAGCGAGTGGACTTCCAAGGCTTGATAATGATTCGGTGTGGTTGGTTTGTCGCTAGAACTTCTTTGAGGTGTTGCCATGCGGTATTTTTGGTTGATTCATGGAAGAGAAAATCTGCTTCCAAGTTAGCCTCCTATTCATTTTTCCAGAAACACGTTGTTGAATAAGAAAAAACAAATGTACGCCATAGATATTAACCAGAGGATTATCGCTGCTGCTGATATAACCTTCATCGTGATAACGAACCAGTTATTATCCCCATCAAATACTTTCAACATGATAAATGCCATTGCAAAGCCTAACCCACAAAATAGGTTCATGCTGATTTTGTACATCAATGTTATTAGGTCACTCACTGTTAGCTCTCCTGAGTTGACTTTGGGACTTGAACTTTGTCTCCAAGCTTTGCATAGACAACTGCTCTGCATATAGCTTCAAGCCTTGTGATTCCAAGCTGGATATATGAGTTCATGTGAGGTGGCGTGCTAGCAGAAAACACATCTCCATCCCTTGAGAGAGAAATGTCGTACTTTTCTATCAGCCCTCCTGCTAACCACCAATCGGACGTAGGCCTATAGGAATTAACCTCACCCTTTTTTACCCATTCGCCCATCTCAGCTTTAGCGACAGCCCAGTCTAACGCCATCCCAGTTAACTCACTTGTTTTAATTGTTGTCACTGTTAGTTCTCCTGTTCCATGCTGCTATGGCTTGTTGTTCCTGCGCCATTTAATTAACACCCACCTGTCATGCAATAAATAACGTAACCACTTCATCATTCACCCTCTGGCATTGGTGGGATTAGCTCTGTTAACGTTGTTCCTTTCATCACTCAACCCTCTAATTAATATTGATATCCTTAGTGCAAAACTTAAATATCCACCTGATTAGGCATGTCATCACTAACGCCTGAATAATCACTATTGGTAATGCTCTTAGATAAACATGAAGATTAAACTCACCTAATTTATCTATCGCGATTAAAATCGATACCGAACACCAAGCAATGAGTTGAAATAGAAATGTAAGAATGTTGCTACTAAATACCCTGACGAGTGCCTTCTGATGCCATTTCATCACTCAACACCTCGCTTAATTGACTGATTTAGCTCTTTAATTCGATTAGCGCACTCTTCCATTTTGTCGAGTAATTCAAATACAAGTTTGAAGTCGATATTGTTCATCCTAAAAATCCTTATTCTGAAAAATAAACTTTACATTCACATCTAGGGCAACACTTGTCTTTGGTGTGAGTAAGTCGCTTATTTTTGATTAACTTTGCATTTAGTAAATTGTAAATGTGCAGGCATCGATAACACATAACTCGTTTGTCTATGCTCATCTAGAAGCCCTCACGATTCCCACTCGTAGCCGACTTTAATCGCCTTGGCTTGCTCAAGAGTATTTGTCATCACTTTCGTGTTAGAAATATTACCCCAGCAATCACACTCAACTGGCGTTAGGTAATATTCATTTTCTGTTCCATCATCGCTTTTGTAGGTATGACGAACTGGATCACCTAAAACCTTGGTGACGGTATGTGTTAATAAATTCATCTAGAAGTCCTTATGATTTGGTGTGTTAGGCTGCTTGCTTGCGCCATAACTCCTGTTGAAATACCTTTGCCCCATTGACTAGCATGTCGTTAAAATCGCCTGTTCCGTCAATCCATCGGACGCTGACTTTTTCAACATCGTTATTGCTTAGAATGTTCCGATTGCCACACTCAAATGCGGCTGCTAGACCTGTGCCGTTGCTGTCCGTGTCTGCGAATATGATGAGATGCTTAACGCCTTTTGGTGCTCTAAACTTACGCATGAAATTGGCGTTAAGCGTTGACCATGTATTACAGCCGTAGACCTGCTGGCAGGAGAGCGCTGTTTCTATCCCCTCAGCAATCCCCAGCGTTGATGCTACTGGGGTCATTCGAATGGCAATAGAGCCAGCAAAATCTAAATAGTTATCTTCCTGTAGTTTGGTAAGGCGTTTATTTCCTTCAAAGTTTGCCTTTTTTTCACCATCCAAGAACGTCCTGTGCAGATAACAGCCAGCGCCACGATCATCTGTTGCAATTGACCAGAGCGAAGTAAATCCATTTTGTTGTGTGTTACTGTATCTGACGTGCTGAGATGGTAAAACGTTGATCCCCCTGCTCATCAAATATCTATGAGCTGATGTATCTTTAAGTGGGATTAGTGAAGCGAACCTTGCGATAACTTTTGAACGAGTGGCTTTTACATCTGATTTTGCGTGCGGTACTACTTGTCCTGAATAACTGTTTCCGATTAAGCGATCTATCTCACTTGCTAAAACTCTAAAATCTTTTTGCTGGGTAAGTTCCAGTAGTTTCCAGCCATCACCAGCACCACATGAGCATATCCAAGTTCCCTTACCGTTTTTATTATCTATCCTGAATTTTCCTTTCTTTCCGCATATAGGGCATTCCCCTTGATAGTGTTTTTTCCCTGTGATTGGCGGTAATTTGTAATACTCAAATATCTCAGGCCATCGACCTATTACTGCCTCTACCGTCTTCACGATTACCTCCTAAGCTGAGCTTTTCCCGTATATCTTCCAAGTGTGACCTTGCTGATGCTATTTTTTCAGCCTCTGTTTTCGGTTTTACCTCTTTTGTATTTTTCTTCGCTTGCATCTTTGCAAAAGCGATATTTTTTGAACGAATATAATTACTAACTTCGGGAGTTATCTCTTGCGGTGTATCATGTAATCCACGAGGCCATACCCCGAATTTTTTCTTGTACGTGTGGGCGCACCAACCATCAGAAATAGGCTTGCCTGATATCTCACGCTGTTTTTGATAAAACTTGATTTGTGACCACCAACTTTGTTTTTGCTCCTTGGTAAATATTTGCTCACCCGCTTTCAGCTTTTTGAGTTCACGAGTTTCATCGACTTGAACGTTTTCTCCCATCAGTGGTTTAAATCCACACTTAGGGCAAACATAAACACCTGCTGGCTTCATGTAGTGACAAGATGGGCACTCTTTAGGTTTTTTCTCTGCCTTGACCTGATCTCGGTAGCTGCTTTGGGTTTTCATGCCATCGTTTTTGTTTTGCAGGTCGTCGTATTCAATTTCATCAGGGAACCCGAGAAGGTGAACAGAACCTGAGTGATCAAATATCAAGCATTTATCTTTACCTGGTGCAGTACGCAATCCCCTACCAAGACACTGAACCCAGCGTATTTCCGATTTTGTTGGCCTCGCGTAGATGATGCAGCGAACGTCACTATCGAACCCTGCAACCAAAACACCAACGTTAACGATGATTTTTGTAGACCCACTCTCAAAACGGTTAATAATCAACTGCCGCTCATCGTGTGGCGTGTCTGCGGTCATCACCTCTGCGTTGACCCCCGCTCGGTTAAATTCCATCGTGACGTAGTTTGCATGGCTGACATTGACGCAAAAGCAAACTGTTGGCCTGTCCTCGCCATGTTCTAACCAAAATTTGACGATATTCCCGACCAAATCAGAATCGCCCATGATTTTTGCTAACTGCTCCTCGTTGTAGTCATTGCCAAATGCCGATAGTTTTGATGTTTTTACACCGCTAACATCGGGATTATCTGGCGCGTAAAATTCATAAGGACTCAAATCACCAATTTCGATTAACTCCTTCATCGTCGTTGGTTTAATCAGTGTTTCGTAGTATTCGCCCATCCAACTAGCAAAGGGCGTCCCCGATAACCCAACCACACGAATATCCGTATCTCGGATAATTTCGAGTATTTTTTTTCGCTTCATGTGGGCTTCATCGATGATGAGTAAATCGATATTGTCAGGAAATTTGCGGCGAATTAACGTGTCTGCTGAGGCAATTTGAATCAACTTGCTGGGTTCATACAGCGGGTGGTCACGCCACAAGTAACTAATCTCATCGGCTGGTAGCCCGTACTCAACAAACCGTGTTGCAGTCTGTTCAATCAGCACTGTGTAGGGGGCGACAAACATGACTCTCATCCCCCTAGAAACTAAGCCGTCAGCCACGAATGCGGCTATCGCGGTTTTACCAAATCCAACACTTGCAGAAAGTAACATCGTTCGGTGTTGATTCCAGTTCTTCCTGAGCATATCCAGTGCAATGACTTGCTTAGCTTTTGGTGTTATACTGAGCATGATTAATTCCTTTTTGCATTATGCCCGTCTAGCTCCCTCAAGGTTTTTCGGGCTATTCCCTCAAGTTTTTTTGAGTTAATGGCTTCTGCTGCGTCATTAAAATCAATAACCTGAGCACCTTTCCTGTCCATCGTGTAGTAACAGGATTTCGATATATTCCAACTCCTCCCTCCCCAGTTAAACTCTGGGTTTATTGCGTATATGCCACGCTTAAACTTGATTAACCCTACCGCCTCAAGCTCTTTGTTGGCTCTCTGAATACTTCGCGATGTGACGTTTAACTCGCTTGCAACCTCTGCCGAAGTCGCAACAAAACGCCCATGCCGCCAGTCACAATTCTCAACGATATGTCCGTACAGCTCCGTTGCTACGGGAGACAATCCAGCCATTCGTTTGAACAGCTCCTTGGCTTTAAAAACGCGTGACCATTTGTGCATAAAATCGTAACCTATTGATTTTTAACAAAGCGACCGAACCTGTCGCAAAAAGCGACAAACCCTGTCGTTTTGATGTTATTTAACTATTTGATTTTTAAGAAATTTTCAAAATACCCTTCCTTGTCCTTATAGGGGTCAAGTTAGAACTCGGATTTTCTTTTTTTTGGTTTTTGAATCAGATGCTTATGCCTAGTGCCATGTGTCAGCATTGCTACACTTTCCAAGGAACAGGCCATATTTTTGTATTGAATTCGGTGATTCAGGCGACGCCTTGAGATGGTTGGTTCATCTGGCCAGTGCCTTGTTGAAAAACTCTCGGTTCGGAAACATATCCATCGAGGTAGGAAGAGTAGTTTTTTACAAAGTTCCTTAACCGTGTATTTGCAGCCTTTCTACCAGCATTTATTTTTTTGTAAGGTATAGGTTCATCGTCAAAATGTTCTTGATAAACCTCAGAATATTTAACTGATACCTTTGGCCTTACTGATGGCCTTAGCCTCAATAACATTTCCTTAATCCATTTCTCATCCTGTTCAAAATAGCAATTTGGCATTAAAATATTGACGTTATACTCATAATTATCCATATTCTTTTTTAACCTCATGAAATTAAAGCCCATTAAATTTTTATTAATGAGCTTATCTATGAGTAATCAAATTACTTGACTAATACTGATTATTCGTCCAGTATTAGTGGGTAAATAAAATTAAATGTTTAAACTGATTTGAGCCTCATCATTCGCCGTGGTTGGGGCTTTTCTTTTAACCTTTCCCTTCCCTTCAAGAGCCTGAATAACCCTTTCTGCATAATCACCTTCAAGCACAACCTTTGTTGGCTTATCGCTGATATTTACAGAGTCAGGCGGTAATCCGAAATTACTCACCAACTGGCAAGCTAAATCGAATATTCTGGCTTTATCTCGACTGGATTTTGATGGGTGTATTCCTAGCGCTTTAGCGAGTCCGTTATTACCGACTGAATACATTTGTTGGATGTAAAACGTCATCAATTCGTTTGATGAGCACTCTACTTTGATATTTTTTGCATTTTCCATAGTCTATAGTCCTTTTAGATACAGTTAGTCCGTGACTCACGATCCTGTGAGTTAAGTTTTGCTCGGAGAAGTTGCTCTGAGCGTTCCGTTGGCAATAGACACCCTAGTCTGACTCTAGGGACAGCAACATCTATTTCCAGTTGTAAAAGAGCAGGTAGTACTTACTGATAACGTTGCGGATAAAGAATCTCTAATTCAGTTATTTTTCCGCGATAAAAATTTGCGAGTTTTTCTGCTATATCCAAAGATGCAGCTTGAATTCCTCTTTCTAATCTAGAAAGGTTCCCTGCATCAAAATTTATAGCGCTAGCTACTTCAGATATTGTCAGCTTCTGTTCAAGCCGAACTTTCCTTAATGGTGTTTGCATATCAGTCTCCTTATTGATGCGCTGTACGCATATTACCATACAATAAAATATGCGCAATACGCTTTGTGTTGTGCGCATTAATAAAGTTGAATTAACATATGAAAATAGGGACACGAATTAGAGAACTTAGAAAGAAGAAGGGGCTAACAATCCTTCAATTAGCCACAGCAATTAACAGCGATGTGGGAAATATCTCTCGCCTTGAAAGAAATATTCAAGGTTACTCAGAAAATACGTTAGTTAAAATAGCCGAAGCTCTCGGAGTTTCGGTAGCTGACTTATTTTCAGAAAGCCCGCCACAACTTGATGAAATCGAATATGTAGGCACAGTGCCTTCAGGAATGGTTCAGGTGCGCGGTGAGGCATTCTTAGGTGTTGATGGTGCCGTTGATATGATCGAGGCTCACAATGGCTGGCTGAAGATATACAGCGACGATAAAGACGCCTACGGGCTGAAGGTTAAAGGTGACAGTATGTGGCCACGCATTCAGTCAGGTGAATTTGTTGTGGTTGAGCCAAATACAACAGTCAGATCTGGCGATGAGGTTTTTGTGCGCACGGTTGAAGGTCACAATATGATTAAGATTTTCAGCAAAACTCGTGATGGAGACTATCAGTTTTCCAGTATAAACAACTCACACAAGCCTATAACTTTATCACCAGATCAAGTTGACACCATGCACTATGTGTCAGCCATCGTTAAACCAATTAAATATATAGACGCTTGCGAAAAAACAGGCCGAGCACTGTTTTAATGGCCTGACGACACGTTTTAGGAAGCAACATGGCATTTAACGACATTGAGATAGCTAACATTAAGCGGTGTATGGAGTTTTTCATGGAAAAGCGCCGACCTGCTGAACACCTAAGGGATGAGCTGGATTTAAGCTATAGCATTGAAGATGACTCCGTTGTCATATTTGAAGTAAGACGCCTTACTTGGAGTGACGGGCAAGCTCAAGAGCCGATAGCAAAAATTACACATGACAAATCTAACAGCTCTTGGTCTCTGTTTTGGATGGATAAAGACAGCAACTGGCACAACTACGATGAAATAATGCTAGGCAGTTTTTCTGACGCCATTAGGCTCGTTGAAGATGATGCCCGTGGCTGCTTCTTTGGATGACGACACGTTTTAGGGTGTGAATTTTAAGTTTGATTAAATATAATTTAAAAAAGTTGTTGACATGGGGTTAGCAACTGGAATAGTCTAAGGACGTCAAGCCCAGCCCCGTTCGTAGACAATAGTTAATATCTACATAACGGCTCTGGGCGTTTTTTATTTCACTATGAAAAAAACAGCTATTCTTATTGATGCAGGATTTTTTATCTCGCGAGTTAGCGCTGTAAGGCGAAAGCATTTTAAAGATCATGATTTAAATGCATCTCATCTAATGAAATTAATATGGGGACTTGTTCAGTATCACTTGAACAAAAGACACGGCTCTCATGAGCATAGAGCTCCATTGGAATTATACCGAATCTACTTCTACGATTGCCCACCTCTTGATATACAAACAAGATACCCATTGCCAGCAGAAAAGGGTCACTCATCAACACCAAGAAAAAACTTTAAACTAGAGCCATCTTACATTCTAAGAACAGAGCTTCATGAAGAGTTAAGAAAGAGCAGAAAAACAGCTCTCAGGATGGGAACTCTAGTTGATAGTAAGCGCTGGCAAATAAATGAACATACACTCAAAGATCTTCTTGCTGGTAGAAAAAAGTGGGAAGAACTAACTAATGATGATTTTCATTACGATATAAAACAAAAAGCTGTAGACATTAAGCTGGGTATGGATATAACCATGCTTGCATATGAAAAATTAGTGGATGTAATGGTTTTAGTCGCTGGTGATTCAGATTTTGTTCCAGCAGCTAAGCATGCAAGAACAAAGGGGATAGATTTCATCTTAGACCCATTAAGGCAAGATGTTTCTCCAACTCTATCTGAACATATAGACGGAATCCAATCCTATGGATTAATATCTGCAATTGCAGACATTCTACAAGTACCCCCAAACCCAGAGCCAGATTGGTGGGAAGATAAACTAGCCAGATCGGAAGCTAGAAAAAAAACAAGTCAACATAGAACAAAACAAAAAAGAAGATAACCCCCAGCCCTCCCCGCGAGGGCTTTTTTGTGTCCGCAATTCCCCTCTAGTGTGATTTTCCTCGCAAGATAAATAATTTTTGAAAATAAATTTCCAGTGAAAACAATTAAATAGTGAATATTCTTCTCACGCATTTAATTAATATGCAAATATGCGCTTGACGCATTTGCGTATAATGCATATGATTAACTCATCAACGGAACACACCCTGAGATAAATGCTCTTTAACATGTTGCCTTTTGTGTGGTTAGTTTAGTAAGGCATAGCGGAACGCACAGGACAACTTTCCCGTGCAATGCTTTAAAAGTGAATTTTGGGGTGATGGTCGTAAAGACAAGCAGTCGCCTTGTGGGCGAAAGACAGCTACCGGAGGCATTCGGCATCACCACCAAAGATCACTTAGGAGGCATTATGAAAGACAAAAAAATTCTCACAATGAATGGACTTGTTAACAAAAAAGATCTCGCACCAAAGGTGACGTACATAGATAATCTTAAGGTGCGAAAATACAAAAAGCGCGGTGAATATTATGCGCAACGCGCCTTAGCAAAAGGACGCTCAGTGGAAGAAATTTGGGATTCAATATTTGGCGTTGAGAAGAAAGAACGCCCCGTTCTCTCTCTCAAACCAACAAAGCATTATCCAAGTGGAGACAACTGTTGCTTACCTAATGTAGCAATATTTTCAGGAGTTAAAACAAAACAGCCGAGCAGTGAGTTCGGGGTGACGGCGAGATAAAGCCCACGGATGGGCTTAGTCATCAAGGTATCCAGTAAACTGCTTAACGCACTCTAAATAATAATCAGGATTGATTGTGCACTTACCTGCATGTTTAATGTTAAGGTGTTTAGAGAAATCATGAATAATATTTTTGTCGATTAAAGATGAAACAATTGCGTCATCCTTATCGAAGGCAAGAAAATCGTCTCCGATATCAATAAATATAGCCAAGCAGTCTTTTTCATCCTTTGAAAGGCTTGATATTTTCTGTGATATTTTGACTTCTTTTTGTTTTGCCCTTCTATTATGAATAGAAGATAAAAGCACTTTAGTTGCCATCGTTACAAATCTTTGTGTATTTGCGGCAGTAACAAAAGAAATAGCAAAAACAAACACCTGCCAAAAATGAGCTATTCCAACTTTTGAATTGACATATTCAGACCATGAATTAGGGCTGAATATTAGTAATGCTCCCCAAATAATAATAAACCACATAACACGCTCCAAAGGCTCGTTTTTTAATACTCGCTCAATAATGGTCAATAGCTCCATGTAATTAACTCTCATATTGTGGGGGTAAGCTAATTATAACCGATTTCATATGTGGGGGCACAATGAAACCACTGACGCCCTAAGTGGATAAATAAACGGGCACAGTTAATTATGAATAGGAGGACTTGTAAATGGCAGGTAAAGATAGTTTTTTTAAAATAGAATATGACGAAATTATTTATTTTATAAATAAAGACTCAATATGCCATATGTATGAGAGTCAAGGGCATTTTGGCACAGAAAGTCATTTAGTCTTGAAAAGCGGCAAGAGATTTACTTACGGAATGCCGCTAGAAGAGTTAATGAAAGAACTAGAACGAGCTATTTAAAATATAGGTTTTTTGGTGGCGGTTCTGTTTCTTTTCTTTTTTGCTTCTCAGCAACTTCTAAACACTCAGGATAAAGCGCTTCAATCTCAGCCATTAACTGCTCTGGAGTTTTAACTGAATCCTGTTTAGCTGCTAAAGCAAGAGCCATATCGAAAGCAACCCTTTCTACAGGGTTATGCTCGGTAATTACCTTTTTAGACATTGATTTAATCCTTTTTATCACTGGGGAAACTTAATTATATCTGATTTATTACTGGGGAGTAATAGACCACCTCGCCTGACGTGGCTAAAAGCAGGCACAGTTAACTAATTACAGTCCATTGCGGTGGGCTGTGGTGAGTTGATTAATAGATAGGAGATAAAGATGTCGGACAAAGTAAATGTTCAGATAACGTGCAGGCAGTTGGTCATTTATTGCAAGAATGTGGAAATGAGTATTGAAGATTTTAATAAGTATGACCAGTTGATTAATGCTGATATGACAGACAGTGAAATCGACTCTCAACTTGCAGATATAGCCTACAAATACGGTTTTTCATGTAGTGATGATAACTATCTTGATTCTAACGAACCTGAAGAAATTGAGTTTCAAAAGATAGATTAATTTAGTTAATAACGGAGGGAGTATGGCAACCCTCGGTCAACAGTAACCCACCGCAACACATTTCATATCACTATTAATAGTGAGGAATACGCACATAAGGAACATATGAAATGGCAAATGAATTAGTCGTAATTGAACAAGAAACAGCGCTCGATTTATTCACAGCACCAGAAAAAGTAAATCAGATGCTAGCTCACATTAAAACGCTGGCTGAGGAAGAACGAAAAGAACTCGACAGTGATTTATCTGTGGCTAAAAACCGCAAAGCATTCGCATCACTGGCATACAAAGTTACTCAAACAAAGACAGCTATTGATAAGGCTGGCAAACTGGTTGTTGATGACCTGAAAGAATTACCTAAGAAAGTAGATGCTGCACGTAAGCTATTTCGTGACGAATTAGATGCATTGAGCACAGATATTCGTAAGCCACTAACCGAGTGGGAAGCACAAGAAAAAGCTCGCGAAGAAGCAGAAGCGCTTAAGAAGCAAATCGAAGTTGATCATGAAGAGGCTCTGCAAATGAACGAGCTGTTTGATTTACGCAAAGCCGAAGAGGAACGCCAGCGCATTGCTCGTGAAGAAGAAATGAAGCGACAAGCTGCGGAACAGGCAAGACTTGAAGCTGAACGTAAGGCAAGGCAAGAAATTGAAGCGGCAGCTAAACGTGAGCGTGAAGCAAAAGAAGCCGCTGAACGTGCAGAGCGTGAAAAGCAGGAAGCAATTCAACGTGCAGAGCAAGCAGCAAAAGAAGCTAAGGAAAAGGCAGAGCGTGATGCTAAAGAAGCTCAGGAGCGAGCCGAACGCGAGAAACAATTAGCTATCGAAGCTGAGCGCAAGAAAGCACAAGAGGCAGAACAAGCGCGATTAGCAGAAGAAGAACGTAAGCGTCAGGAAGAAGCTAAACGTCAGGCTGATAAGGAACATCGCCGCAAGTATAACCAAGAAACATTACAGGCATTAGTCAGTAACGGATTTGATGAAAAATTAGCGACTGAATTTATTAAGCTAGTTGCTAGTAATAAAATCCCCCACATGACAATGAACTACTAATACCCACCGCACCAACACCAGAACACTTTCAATAACTATGTGAGGCATCACATGGGCGATAACTATTACTACGCAGCATTAATCATTATGACTGCAATTCTATTACCTCTATTGACGAGATAAATCATGCAAATCGATAAACATTTTCTACGTCTGGCTCAGGCACAGGCGCGAATCGCTATAAGCCAACGTTGTGATGATGTTTGGTGGTTAGCAATGGAATTTCTCAAAGCGAGTTACGGGAGGTCTAAGTGAATAAATGCATACAGCTTTTATTGTCAACTTTTGGATGCGACCACTCCTCATCAGGAACAATTATTACTTGTGTCAACGGAAATGACATCAAGCGCATAGACGGTGATTACGGAACAATTATAAGCAAGCTACAGTTCACGGAAAAAGAACGCTACGAAAACATTAAGGAAAATGGGCAGCTTGCTGGGTTTATTGATGAAGCCATAGCAGCAGGCGACGGGCAATGGATTGTCGAACACATCAGGAGCAAAGGTAAGGTGGCAGCATGAGAATTTCAGAGTATGAACTCAAGCAAAGGCAGGATGCCGAGAAGAAGCGCAAGGAGCGCGATGAAGAGGCTGAATACTATCGCATGGAAAGTTTAGGCATTCAGCAGCAATCAACACCTACACGCTGGATGCGAGGTGATTATGGGTGAGTATCTAGTTAGGTGCTTTCCATCGCATAAAAGTTTTGATGCTGCGCTTCAATTTGCACTAAAAGATATGGGGTTATCTAGGCAAGGAATGCCACAAGGTATTAACAGATCAGGAGAGCAACGTGAAGCAAAAAAAGTTTGGCTATCAAATTTAACTATGTCCAAGTACTACCCTCCTCTGCCCGCTCACATAGAACAGCAACGGATCATCGAAGAACAACTTCGATATGCGAAATATTTAGCAAAAGGAATTAGCTCAAGTGCATACGGGTATGGTGAGGGTAGAAACATGGGAGATTAATTTCGGAGGTAATTATGAAATTTGCAAAAGCATTGCGGAAAAAAGCAAAGCTACGACTTGCATTAACGGGTCCTAGTGGCTCAGGTAAAACCTATGGAGCACTGGAAATAGCCAAAGGACTTGGCGGAAAAACAGCCGTGATAGACACAGAGAAAGGAAGCGCCTCACTCTACTCTGACCGATTTAATTTCGACGTACTGGAGCTAGACCCACCATTCACACCAGAGCGATTTATTGAAGCCATCGGAGCTGCGCAGGAAGCTGGTTACGACAATTTAATAATCGACAGTATTACTCATGAATGGAGCGGATCAGGTGGGTGTCTTGAATTACTGGACGGTATAGCAAAGGCCAAGTATCGAGGCAATACGTGGTCAGCATGGAGCGATATCACGCCTCGTCACAACGCCTTTCTCGACGCAATTCTACGTTCTGACCTGCACATCATCGCAACAATGAGAAGTAAAACGGAAACCGCTCAAGTTGATAAAGGTAACGGCAAGAAAGGCGTAGACAAGCTAGGCATGAAGCCAGAGCAACGGGACGGAGTTGAGTATGAATTTACTACCGTTCTCGATCTCAATCACGAAACTCACACGGCAATGGCAAGCAAGGATAGAACTGGACTGTTCAGCAACGCAGAAGTCATCCAGCTAAATGAATTAACAGGCAAAAAGCTAATGGATTGGCTTAATGATGGGCGCACGAAAGCTGAAGTGGATTTATCACACTTCACTGATATTGCAATGGAAGCACAAGACATGGATGTACTTAAAAATGCGTTTGGTGAGGCATATAAAGCGCTCAGGGATACACCGGAACAAGCGGAAGCTCAGAAGATATATGAGCTAAGAAAAGAAGAGCTAACTAAACAAGAGGCGGCGTAAATGGCTGAAAGAGGCGTCAATAAATCCATCCTTCTAGGAAGTTTAGGCAATGATCCGATCGTGAGGTATTCACCAAACGGAACCGCATTTGCTAACTTTTCGGTTGCTACAAGCGAAACGTGGAAAGATAAAAACACTGGTGAGAAACGAGAGCGCACTGATTGGCACAACATTGTCATACAAGGAAAGCTGGCAGAGGTGGCAGGCCAATACCTGAAAAAAGGCAGCCAGGTATACATTGAAGGAAAAATGCGCACTCGTAAGTATCAAGGTAATGACGGGCAAGATAAATACATTACGGAAGTTATCGTTGGCATTGATGGGAAAATGCAAATGTTAGGTGGTCGTGGTGGCGAATCATCAGGCCAAAGCCAAGGTGGTCAAAGCGGTTGGGGGCAGCCTCAGCAACCAGCGCGACAGCCTCAGCAACAATCACAGTCGTGGGGACAAAATGAATTAAAACCTCAGCGTGCTGATTGGGCTAAAGAGCCACCCATTGATTTTGATGACGATATTCCCTTTGCCCCTATCGGACTCCCCTACCCACGCCACGCTATTTATATGATTTAACCAAAGGATATAACCATGAAAACTCTACACGGACGCTGCATCCAACAATGGAAGCGGCGATTCAAGCATGTTTGTGATTCGAAGGTTTCACCCTATTTCAGAAAGCGCGACTTAAAGGGATTTTGTCGTGAGTCTGGTGTTATTACCGCCGATGGGATGATTGAAGATATGGCTTTTAATAATGCCAAGTTTGATTTTGATGGAGAATACCACGGATGGTCACCTGAATTTTCAAAGTTCTTTGACGAGAATCGAGAGAAGTACATTAACGAAGCACGTTTATTTCTGAATGAAGAAGCCACTAATGAAGAAATAGACGACTTAATCGAAGAAGAAATTTCAAACTGGAATTAACCAAAGGATATAACCATGAAAATAGAAAGCACTATTCTGAATGTGCTAAGTAACGCACGCGCAGAAGAAAATAAATTATATTTAACTGGAGAGCTTGATAGAAATATATATTTAAAAACAAACAAAGTATTAGAGGCCGCAGGAGCTAAATGGAACAAAAAAATAAAGGCTCATTTGTTTGAAAGTGACGCACAAGAAAGAATAGACCAGATTATATTAACAGGAGAAATAACAATACCTAAAGATGATTTTGAGTTCTTCCCTACACCGCCTGAGTTAGCAAAAAAAGTAATTGACCTAGCAGAAATAAAGTCCGGAATGTCAGTATTAGAGCCTAGTGCAGGAATTGGAGCATTAGCGAAAGAAGCCACTGCTGTAGATGGGGTTAGTCTGAGTATGTATGAATTAAATCCTGAACATAACAGGCACTTAAAATCACTAAATATAGGCTTTGTTCATGAAGCATGTGACTTCTTAAAATCAGTTCCCGTTGAAAGTTTCGATAGAGTTATTATGAACCCACCGTTTGGAAAGCAAGCTGATATAAAGCATGTAACGCACGCGCTCAAATTTCTAAAGCCTAACGGAATTCTTATAGCAATAATGTCTTCATCAATAACATTTAGAACAAATAAATTAACTCTTGAGTTTTTGGAATTACTTAAATCTAGAAATCACGAAATTATTTCTCTTCCTGAAAAGAGTTTTTCCAGCTCAGGAACAAACGTAAATACAGTAATATTAAAAGTAATTAACTAAATAAATACGGACTCAGTGCAAGGATGCAAACAGGAGATAGATATGACTATTGAACAGTTACAAGAAGAAAACACAAAGTTAAAACAAGCCATCACTGATATATACCGCAACTGTGAAGAATGTGAATTTGATGGAAGCGGTACTTATTATGCAATAGAGCAAGACCACGTTAATGATGCGTATGAGCTAGTAAACCCAACGTAATAATTTAACTCGCAGGGATGCAATGAATAAAAAAATGCCGACACAGGGAGGTCGGCGAAAGTTGCACAGCTTGTAACTACTCTTTCGGATTAAGTGTAGAAGGTAAATAGGTATTTGCCATGAAACGTTTTAATCATATCGATTAAATAGATGCAATAAGAGGGATGAATATGAATGATTTTACTTACCAAGGACAAATTATGAAATTTGTTGTACCAGAGCCAGACCCTAAAGATGTTTGCAACCTTTGTGGTGACAATGTTGGCAAAGACAATTTAATACAAGGTCAGGCAGCAAATATCTGCTTCGATTGCTCAGATTTGGTGAAGGAAATTGCCGATGAAAAGCGTAAGTATATAGCTAAAAAGGAAATAGAGCGTATCGCTGATATTATTTCTATTGGTGAAGAAGGTTTAATTGATGTTGTTAGGGATTATGCATATATGTACGCCGAACGATTATATAAAGCTGGATATAGAAAGGTGGAGTGATGAAAGTCTATCTCGACGACGAACGTAAAACGCCAGAGGGATTTGTGCGTGTTTACTGGCCCGATGAAGCCATTAAATTACTTGAAACTGGCGAGGTTGAGTTAATTAGCCTAGACCATGATTTAGGTGATGATGAGCGCGGCACAGGATACGACGTTTTATTATGGATAGAGGAACAGGTTTATTTAAATGGATTTAAAGCACCTGAAATTATTGTTCATTCTTCTAATTCATCAGCACGTCATAAAATGGAATTGGCAATTGCAAATATTAAAAGGTGGAGTGATGGATAAATCAAGGCAGCAATTTGAAGAGTGGCGCAGTAAGAATAAATCATCAACGATAAATCTATTCGATGTATGGCAAGCATCACGCGAGAGTTTGGAGGTTGAATTGCCAGCTAAAGAACCTAACCCATCACAAAATAATAGTTATGCTTTTGGGTATAACAGAGCTATCACAGAAGCAACTGAATTGTTAAATAGACAGGGAGTGAGAATAAAAAATGAGAATACTTTCTTTAAACGATGAAGAATATTCTTTATTGCAGAATATATTAAACAACTTTGTATTACACGGCGTAGAAAACATCCCAAATGACGATAGTTGCAATGTACTTAAAATGAACGACCGGATTAATGAGCTAAAAGATGTAGAACCTGTTGGTTATATAATGGAAAGCAGTTTTGATAATATCAGAGAATATGGATATACACATCTTAATGAAGAAAGAACTGAAAAAATAAATATCCCACTATATCGATTGGATTAAATAATAATGAAACTATTTGTACTGTTATTAATTTGGCAGGGATATGTTACGCCTGTAACCGATACATTGTACACACAGCAAGAATGCGAGAGTCGCGCAGTGCAGATAATGCAAGTGCGGGATGTTGAGATAGTTTGTGCCGAGGTATGGCGAGGTATGGAATGAAAGGTAAGCTAACAATATCAAGGCCTAGTTATGGTGATGATAGAGAGAAAATAAATATTTTAGTTAAATGTGACGTATCTAGATTAAGGTTTTTAAGTCTTGAAATTGACTATGCTGATTTTGCTAAATGCATAACTGGACTTTCTGAAGTCGATTGTGAGTTGGAAGTTAGCGAGCTTGAGAATGTAGGTAAGAAAAGAATAACAGAACAGAGAAGCGCTATTTGCCCTATTAAATCATATGAAAAGAGCGTGCTACGAGATTGGCTAATAAACAACAAACAAGAAGATGGTTATATTCTTGATGCTTATTTAGGTAGTCAATCATCAGTACAATATTGTAATGAAGGGACAATATTAAACTACAGAGTTATTAAATATGTAGAGGTTGATAATGAAACTTAAAGTCGGCGATAAAGTAAGAAGTAAGGAGTTCGATTATACAGGTACAATAAAGAATATTGATTCTAAAAAACAAAATCCTTATCAAGTTGAAATAATAGAACCGGATTGGATATTTACATTTTGGTTTGCAGAAAATTATTTGGAGTTAATCAATGAACAAATCAGTAAGTGAATTAAAGTGTTGTGATTGTGGCAATTTATTTAGCAAAAATATTGTATCTATCAATAAGGATATTAATATTTGCTTTGACTGTGTATTTGCCCTTAATAATCGAGTTTCTTCCTTTGTGATTGCAAACAATATTCGCATTAAATATGATAAGGCTGTGGAAACAATGATTGCTAGATATAAAAATTATAAAATTAAAGGTGAGCAATGAAAAAATATGAGCTAATTCTCGCAGACCCTCCTTGGTCATATAATAATAAAGTTTCAAACGGCGCAGCAGATAATCATTATCACACTACTGATTTATATTCCCTCTCTCGGTTGCCCATAGAAACTATAGCATCTGAAAACTCTGTTCTGTGCATGTGGTACACGGGTAATTTTGCACTTGAAGCAATTAAATTATCAGAGGCATGGGGATTTAAAGTTAAAACTATGCTCGGTTTCGTTTGGATTAAATTAAATAAACTAGCAATGGAAAGAATAACAAAGCAAATCCAAAGCGGTGAGTTATTCGATGCATATGATTATATGGATATTTTAAATAACGAAACAAAAATTAATGGCGGTAATTACACTCGTGCAAATGCAGAAATATGCTTGATAGCTGTCCGTGGTAAAGGGCTGCCGCGCCAGTCTGCCAGCGTTCGACAAGTAATTTACTCATGCCTTGGCGATCATAGTGAAAAGCCGAAAGAAGCACATTACAGACTAGAAGAACTGTACGGGGATGTATCACGCATCGAGTTGTTCGCTCGCGAGACGTTTGGCGATTGGGATGTATTCGGCGATCAAGTGGAAAGCAATATTCAATTTAATAACGCATTAAAAATAGCATAGGTGAATAATGGGTATTATCGACTCAGCAAACGAACTAGAACAATTACACATTCAAGTTGCATTATCAAATCGCCAGCCAGCAATTAAACCAATAAACGGAATGTGTGTCTGGTGTGAAGAAATGCCGGCGGCACAAAATAGCGCGTATTGTAGTAAAGAATGTGGTGATGATGATGAGAAATATAGAAGGAAGAATGGAGGTGTATAAATGCAAACGGTCAGAGAATTCGCAAAAAAGCACAGAAGAAGTGATGAGACTATTAGGCGATGGATAAGTTCAGGTAAAATATACCCAGCCCCAACATTTGACGGGTATCAATATTTAATACACCCATCAGCGCAAAAGATAACAAATTACGAAAAACTCAACCCAAGTATTCTATTAAATAAAAACTGCAAACTGTTAAAAAGGATTGAGACAGATGTCAAGAAACAGAAGTCCCAAAAACGCTCACTTACCACCTAACCTATATTGCCGGAAAGGTTATTATAGTTACAGAAACCCCGAAACCGGCATTGAATACGGCATAGGAAGAAATAAAGCCGAGGCAGTTAATGAAGCTATCTCGGCTAATTTATTCATCTACGGCAAAAAAGAAACATTAAGAGATAAGATATCCAGTGAAAGTGTAGTTAAATTTCATGATTGGATTGATAGATTTAATAAAATAATTATCAATCGGGAGTTAAAAAAGCGCACACTTGATGACTATCAGGGTAGATTAAAAAGAATAAAAAATAGCTTTAATAATATTCCGTTACACGAAATAAAAACAAAAGATATTGCCGATTATATAAATAATATTGTTTCTGATGGAAATATAACCACGGCAAGATTAATGCGAAGTATTTTAAAGGATATGTTTAATGAAGCTATGTCTGACGGCGTTGTTGATTTCAATCCCGTAATAGCAACTAGAGTTCCAAGAAATAAAATAGCCAGAACTAGGTTGTCAGAAAGTGGCTATATTAAGATATACAATTCAGCTGTAGAGCATTGCCAGCCGTGGGTTGGCATGAGTATGGACTTGGCTATATTAACAGGGCAGCGATCTGGTGATATAAGGAAATTAAAATGGGATGATGTTCATGATGGTTTCTTGTGGATTGAGCAAGAGAAAACAGGAACTAAAATAGCCATACCGCTCACCATTTCAAATAATATAGCTAATAAAACTTTGCAATCAGTGCTAGATAGATGCAAGCATGAATTGAACGGAAAGGAATTCGTGCTGGTTTCACAGAAGGGTGATATGCTAGCAGATAAAACCATTGGTAAGGCTTTTTCACTAGCCAGAAGCAAAAGTGGTTTGTCATGGGAGGGTTCTCCGCCGACGTTCCACGAAATCCGAAGCCTAGCATCCAGAGTGTATGGGAATGAAAAATCAAATGAGTTCGCTAACCAGCTTTTAGGACACAAATCAATGGATATGACCAGAATGTATCAGGATGATAGGGGTCTTAGTTGGAAAAAAATCGAAATTTGA